TATTATATTTTTATTTGTATACTTTATTATATATAGCTAATTTTTGCTTATCTTTTTTATTAAAAACAACCCCCTGTTATACTATAAACAATAAAAGGAGGTTGAAGAAATGCCTAAAATAAATATATCTGGAATGGATATGGAGACGTATAAGAACAACTCATCATTAGAAGACTACTATAGTTCTATTGAAAGTATAGAGCCTCCATTTGACGTTGGACTGGAAGACGGAGCTGTAGCTATGGCTTTTAAGGGAGTAGCAGCTGGAGTAAGAGGAACTGTGGGAGCAGCTAAGATGGCAAAAGGTGCTATTAAGTCTGGTATCAAAATGGCTCAATCTCAATGGCGTGATTTATATCCAAAGCTATTACAGAACTTTCAAAAGATGGGACAGAACTTAAAGAATATGTGGGCTAAACTTATGAAGTACGATAAAAGGTTTATTCTACTTGGGGAACAGATGAATGAACTTGTTAACCTTGGAGGAGCAGAACAGATAAATCGTATGGGTAAAGTTACTATCAAGCTATATAATATAGATTGGGAGGGAATGGCTCAATGTTTAAAGTATATTAAATCTTGGGATGAGTATGTAAAAGATATGTGTGGACTAGATGTTCATACTGGTAAAGTTGTGACTAATCAAGCTAATGATAGAATTATATTAAACTCTAGTGGAAATATTCCTAATGGAGTAAACTTAGTTTCTATAGAACAACTTGGACAAGTATTGAATAATGTAGAAAATACTGAAGAAAGAATGAAAATCATTGGAAGAGCTGCTGAAATAAATAACATTATACTTGCAAGATACAATGCTGCATTAGTACTTACTAAAGTAATGTATAAGAATAGATATTCACGTTTAGAAAACACTCTTAATAGATTTAAGAGCATGGGTAATAATGCTAAACATATATTTACTCTTAACTTAGTAAAGGCTATTAAAAGCGGTATAGGAGTCGTTAAAGATGGAGCTATGCTTCCTTTCTCTGCATTGGCAGATGGGGGGTCTAATATGTTTGGACTTGGAAATAAGAATAAATTAAACAGATTCTTAAAAAGTAATAATAGTTCTGCCACTATAGTAGAAACATTACTTAAAGGATTTGACCCAGTTGAAATTACATTTGAAGCAAATGAAAGAGATAAATTTGTTGCTTGGATAAGAGGACAAAGTAAAGAGAAAGAAGCCAGTGATTACTGTACGCAAGTATTTAATTATCTTGGAAGAGGTACTGAAGGAAGTTCGCTTCTTACTAAAACTATGCGTACTGGAGGAACTAATGCTAAGAAATCTATAGATAAGACTCTTAATGTAATTAAGAAAGGTATGGAGTTCCTAGTAAAGAAAGCCAGAGAGAATGATATGGAAAAAGGAAGAGGTCTTGCTGAAAAGACCAAACAAGAAGAAGCAGCTGCAAAAGATGCTGAAAAATCAATGAATGTAGGAGCTGGAGCAGGAGGAGCTCAATTACAGATGGAAGAACCTACTACTCCTGGTGAAGTATCTGATAAAGATATAAAAAATGAAATACCTAATTTTAGGTCAGAAGAAGATGCATTACACGCATTCTTAGGAAGCTATCATAATATATTAGGAGTACTTGCAGATAACTACCAAGGTTTCGTTCAAGGACTTCTTATGACTACTTATAGCATCGTAGAAGATGGAGAAAGTATAGTAAGAGTTGCTAATAAACTTAGAGGAGGAGACGCATTAAAGAAAGGAGCTGGTATGATTGCCAAAGGTTTCGAGGATTAGTGGATTACAGCCTACTATAGTAGATAAGAACTTAGCACCAGCTAGCTCTAGACCTACTAAAGAAGCACAAGAATTACTTACTGGATTAGTCAATAAGAATATGCTCAACAGTCCTTTTACAAGACTGATAAATCAAGGAGCTATTATAGTTGATTATTACAGTATAAATGAAAATGAGACTACTTATACAGCTGTATTGAACTTAACACAAGATTATAAAAAGACTATGAGATTTGATAAGATAAGTAGTTTCTCTCTATATGGTCGTGGAGATGAAACAGAAATAGACGATAGAGGAAAAGATAGTGAGAGAGCTCTTAGTATAAATTTAACTATGAAGCAAAGTATCGTTCTTCCTAATACTATCGTACCTAAAGAAAATGACCATATCGTATTATTATCTCATCAGAATTTAGCAAAGCCTTTTAAAGTAACAAAGGTAATGCCAATCAAACTTATAGATAGAGATGCGTTTTTAATAGAATATAGCGAAAGTACTATATTTGACATTCAAGGATTAGAAGAAAGAATAGTAAATAGATTTATATTTGATGCATCTAAAGTTGGAACTGGAATGCAATGTATACTTCCAGAAAACCAAGCTAATCTTAATAATAACTTACTTGCTGTTATAGACGAACTACAAAGCCAATATATAGAAGCATTTTATAGCGTAGAATATGATATACTTGGATTTAGTCCTACTATAGGAGATATAGGAACGTATGCTAAAGATAATACTGCTGAAATATATAATCATGCTCAGTTTGTATTCAACCACTACGCAAATGATTTGATGCAACAAAATAAAAATATATTTAAGTTTGGATATGATAAGAATACATTATTCTTAACTAATACATATGGGTTTGATAGAACTCTTATAAATTATAAAACTTGTATATATGAAAAGTTATTAAATAAAGACTTTAGTCTTAATAGTGAAAACCCTCCTAAGGGAGATGAAATGCTAGTTACTACTCCTGGAGCAGTTATATTTGATTATAGTCTTAATTTAAGAAATCTGATTAATGACGAATATAATGATAACTATATTCCGCAATATAGCTATTCTATAAAGTTTTATTTGAGAGAAAGAAGCGACCATTTGATTCTTACTACTATGTTTAATACTGGAATAACGTTAGTAGATATGCTTAATACAGCATCATTTATAGACCCTACACTTAAATCATGTCATGTTACATATCAATTAATGCATCCAGTTATCACAAAGTTCCTAGATAAATTCATGGAAAATGATATAGAATACATTTGTAACAATGTAAAAGAATTACATAAACTTATGGTAGATAAGGATAATATAGATGACTACATTGGTATACCTATGATATTACTTGTATTAGACCTTATATACAGAGAACTAAATAGAGATACTAATGGTAGCGTATGGCAAAGGGGGTTAAAAAAATAAATGGAAGTAATACAAAAATTAATGGAAATATTGGAAATGGCTAAAATAGCTAGAGAAGAATTAGATAGAAGAGAAAATCAAGAGATAAATATATAGGAGGTATTAATGATGGGTAAAGCAAAACCAAATACAGTTGATGAAGAAGTAGATGAAATATTAGAAGGTGCACCTGAAGAAGTAGTAGCACCAGTAGAAGCTCCAAATAACTTTGAAGCTGAAATAAAAACAAATACTAATAATCTTAGAAGTAAAACAGTGGTAGAATATAACGTGCCAGAAGCTAAACCAGTATATAGAGAAACTAAGAAAGAGCTTTCTAGAGAAAAAGCTCCTAAATATATGTATTGGTATGAAATAGACGGACTTACTGGAGCACAAGTATTACCTAACAGTTTTAAGTATAGTCCAGTTGGAATGATTGCTCTTACTATGGATAAGTTATTCCAAGTAGTAGAAAGTGGATTTACAGCATATTGGAAACATGCTTCTTATCTACATACATTTTGGTTTAATAGACCTATAACTAAAGATAACGTAAAAGAATTTGCTTGGTATATAAATACAGAAGTACAAGCAAATAGACTTAAGTTATCAGAATTAGATAAAGGAACAGATTATTATAGCAGATAAAAAAAGAAACCCCCTCAATAAAGAGGGGGAAGTCTTTTATTTACGCCATAAAGCCAAATAGTATCATTCCGATACCTATAGCTAATGCGATTATATCAAATATTATAACCCATATTTCTAATGTCTCATATAGAGATTCTGAAACATATTCAAAGAAACTTGGTAATACGACAGTATGTGCTATAAATATATACGCACCTATCACTATAAGTCCTGTTCCTGTTTGGAATAATTCCTGTTTATCCATAATACTCCTAAATGTAAACTATTTTTAACCATCCTAATTCTGTTGCAATCTTAGCAAGTAAACATATTATTATACCACACGTAATCATTAGAAATACTATAAAGCATAAAACCCAATTCCATTCTTTAGATTTTGTACTATTAATTATTCCTTGTAATAATGTTTTGACGAATAATATAAATATGTATGCTATTACTACTGATACAGATACCCAGAATATGTTCCTTATCAAAGTTGACGGAACTGTTATACTACACATATTCTTTACCCCCTATTTTATAAATCTTGTACATAAACTTATTATTATTTTTAATCCCTGTATCTCTGCATATAGTCCAAATATAACTATAAATACATGATACATTTCTACTTTTCCATATCTAACATTTTTAAATATTTCCATCAATGAATGAACTATTAACCACATTGCTTGTACTAATATAATTCCTAACACTACAATACACAGCATTACAACTAATAATGGTTCATTTTTCATATGTTTCTCCTAACCAAGCTTTAAGCCTTTCATCCATTTTTTCTTTGGTTTCTCTTTAGCTTCAGCCGCCTTTCTAGCATCAGCTGCCTTTTTAAATTTACCAAACCCTTTACCAGAACCACTACTTCCAGTTCCTAATCCTCCAGCTAACTTATCACTAAGTTTACCAGTAGATGGAGTTCCAGCTTGTCCATCTTTTTTATAGAAGAACTTACTCATAGATGGAGCATTTGCATCAGTTCTATATTCAAGAGTCTTTCCATTACTGAACGCTATGTCGATATCTAATAATCTGTATTTAGTATCTTCTGTTCTATCTTTTATCTTAATAGCCTGTCTAGCACGTCTAATATCTTCTATACGACGTTGTAATCCTTGGTCTGATATAGCACCAGGAACTTTTATAACTCCAGTAATAGTACCATTTGTAGCATTATAATCATCATTTATTTTTATATCCATATTAAATATATCATCATAATCATGATTAAGTTCTTTTAATTGATTAATGAAATACTTAACACACCAATCTTTATGTTCCATATCTTTTTCTGAAAAGCTTTTAGTCCAATCTAATATGATCATAGTAAATGTAAGTGTTTCATAATCTGATTGAACTTCTGGACTATCCATAAAATGATTACACATTACATCTACTGTTTTACGGATAAGTTCCATTTTATTCTTACTCCATACTATAGGAGCATTATTTACAGACATAGAACAGCTACCAGTTTCATTTACATTATATGTAACTCTATCTTTAAGTCTAACTTCGCACATAGGGTCTTCAATCATATCAGACCATATAGTCTCAGCTGTATATCTTACTATAGAATAATCTGCTACTAAATTACCAGTGATAGTACCTGTAGGAACAGTAGGTGTAGTAGTACCAGAAGTACCACTAGAAGAACCTCCTCCAACTGGTACTACACCTGAAAATCCTGTACTAGGCGGTGAAGGAGGAGTGGGAGAAGTACTTCCACTTGAGCCTCCTACTGGAACAGCTCCAAATCCTCCACTTCCTCCAGAGCTTCCAGAAGAACTTCCTGCACTGGCAGCCGCTGCAACAGCATCATCATATATTTTCTTACACTCTTTATCTAATGTGTTTTTAACTATATCATACACTTCTCTATTTCTATCAACGTCCTCATAACGAACATAGAAATATACAGTACTTTCTCCATTTTTATTAGTACTAACTCTAGCTTGAGCTTTAACGTCTACGAATGCTTCTGTTATGTTAGTACGTATAGCTTTCATAACTTTATCTAACAACTCTGACATTTTATCAGTATATAAGTCTCCAGTTGTAGTAAAGCTAATATTACCATATATAAACTTCTGAATTCTCATAATCTTCTCCTAGAATAACAATTTAAATAAGTTTTTATTAGCATTCACTCTTTCCGCAATATACCCAGGAATAAATCTTGAGCTGTATACTAATTCTGCCATAAGTCCGTTCTTTCCTATATAAGGAATTTTATGAGTTCCTATATGATGAAGAGTTCTACTTCCTGCCATCTTAGCTTCATATATTAAAGTATCTTTTAATATCTTTCCTATCATAATTCCTCCTTTATAATTTACCCCAAAAATGCATACACAAACGTATCAGAGTATACGTAAATGCTAGCGTTAATGGGACAGCTATCAATCTTTGTATATTTGAATGTAATTCTGTCCAGCATCTAAATATTGCGATAACTCCCCATACAACTCCAAGTACAGACCATATAAGTCCTAAACAGTACAAGAATATCATTTATTTTCATCTCCTATTTTATCTTTATATTTAATACCTGGAAGATATACTATATCAAGCATATCTGCAACATCTACTAATTCTGCATATGAACTTTTTGCAAATTTATCATATAGAGCTGTATTCAATACTGCTAATCTTACTCTTTTTTCTAATTCTTCATTTAGATAATCTGGTACAATAAAATTCTCTCTTATCATATCAGCTATTTGTGTGATGTCTTTTTTAAGTAATGGATTAACTGGAAGTGAAAACTTTGTTGAAAAACTTTTTTCTATAAACTCTCTTATATTCATATTATTCTCCTTTTCCTCTAGAATCGTCAAGGCAGTGTTCTAGTGTTTTTATAGTAGTCATAAGCATAATCATTTGGTCTCTTAAATCTTTATTCTCTTGTCTTAACTCTGCCATTTCTTTTTCTAATGATTCAATATATCTCTTTAGTATGCTTACTTCAGTTGAAGTTTCAGTCATCACTTTACTTATTGACTTCATTGGACTATCAACAAAGTCATCCAAATCTTTTTCAATTAAAACAGATGCTAATCCTATTGACATAATAATCCTCCTTAATATTTTAATACTTGCATATATTGCTCTATATTTACAGAAATAGTGTCAGTCTTGTTTGTTATATTATACATAAAAATAAGTTTAGTAGTGTGGTCTTCGTGTTTATATCTATATATAGGAACCACTTCTATATCTCTACCTTGTTTATTCCAATGAGGCCATGGATAATAGAATAAGTTTTTATTGGCATTAACTTTTATATCATCTATCAATTTAAGTTCATATGAGAATACACCACTGTTATCTAGCATATTACACCATTCTTGATACGGAACCTTATGCCACTCACTCCACGTACTATCAACTTCCCATAATGGATTATTACACTTATTAATATAATTATTATCTATGTATAATTCGTTCTTTACTATTTCTCCATAAAGCATTTCATTATAATTTATAATAGGAAGTATCATCGGTAGTAAATATTTATATTTAACTCCAGTTCCCTTATAATTTATAATCCCATCATTCACTAAAAACATTCCTGTATCACTCACTTGATAACCCTCTTCACTATCTGTAAGAACATTTGTATTAATAGTCTTAAGTATCTTACAGAAGTCTTGCTGTTCTTTTGTAAGTTCACAATTACATTTTATTTCTTCTTTCTTTGTAAACTTAGGAATACTATCAAGTACTAGTGTTTTTTCTATTATTTCTGTTAAGTTTGGTAGTCCATTACAAATATGTCCATATGCAACTACATCTCTATTTATGATACTCATATTTACAGAACCAAAGTTAGCATATTTCTTCTTACTATCTTTATTATCATAAATAGTCGCCAATGTAGTATTCATATACCATATATCTGTAATCTTTCCATATAGTGTTCCTTTGGATTGATTTCTAGTTGTAATCGTAGTCGGATAATGTGATTTTAAATCTTCGTACGCTAATGATGTCATTCTTCTGAATAATGTTAATACAGCCTCTTTCCAGAGATAATGGTCACTATACGTACTATCATTAAAATTAAATCCATATAAATTTGTATCTGCTACGATACCTCCTCCAAAGGACGGTTTATGTAAAATATTTTCGTATAAAGGCATGAATTCAACGTCGAGTAAATCCTCCATACGTTTGACATCTTCTCTAGATAAATTCTTAAGTATCGCATTTATGTTTACAGCTGGAAGATGTCCTGCTACTATTTCTCCTACTTGCATTCCACGTGTTGTAGCCGTATTAGACTGTGCTGTAGCTTCTAGATTTGTTTTACTACTCATACAGAAGTTAAGTTTAGATGTAAATTCACTTCCAATATGATTTATAAGCACAAGTAAAATACTGTCTATTAGAGCGTATATACTGTGAAACCAGAAGTCTGTTTCAGCAAGTTTTGTAATATCTGGTGTAATATGAGTGAAGTCATATTTACCAAATCCTAATACACTTTCTGCAAGAGTATTCAATTTAAAGTTTTCTGGTTGTAGCTGACTACGATTACTATAATAACAAGTCTGTAAATCGCTTATAACAGTATGACTTATATTATTAAGATATACTACACGCTTAGTAGGAACTATAGTGTCTCCCTTAAACTCTCCATTTTCAAGTATTTCTAAATGAAGAGGAGGCTCTACATTTTCCACTCCAATGCCTCTTTGATTAAATGTTCCTTTAGGAAGATTTAATGCATTAATACGTCTATCAAACATTCCGACGTCATATGTAGTATTATATGCCATAAGTATATCTGGTTGAAAATCTGTAAACATAGTTTTCGTAGTATTTGTAATCAAGTCTTCTTCTCTATCAAACCATCTTACATTTATATTCAAATTATCTATAAATTCTGTACATAGCTTCTGTACACTATCTTTAGATTTCCCAGATAGAGAACAGTTCGCTATCATATCACGCATAGCATCTTTAACAGCATTCTTAAATTTATCTGGATTTTCTATTATTTCATTCTGTCTAGCATATTTATCAGACCTTAAAAAATCAATATAAGCAGTTTTAGATTTCTCATCCACAAACGTATTGGTATTTATAATCCATTCTCCATTCTCATTAACATTAGTTTCTATGTCGAATGAAGCATAATTTATATCTGGAATAGGAACTTCTTCATATATCAAATCTCCGTGTTTAGCCATATGATTTAATCCGTATTCCATATAACATAATTGCTCTATTGGAATATCGTATAAAAATAAACGTGGGTGCAATCCCTCTGCTTTATAAGGAATGTCTGGGTAGATTGCCTTCTCTACCCATAATCCCCATTCATCCTTATAGCGTTGAAGCTTCGCATCGAATAATAAAGATACCGCTTCTTTAGCTTTATCTTTATAAGGCACTATATAACAATGTGCTGATTCAACTGGGATGCTTTCTTGTGATTCTTTAAGATTTGATTTTGCTAGATATATTGGAACATATGGATTATCTATAACGTGTAAAATCTTTTCTCCATTACTATAACGCTTATAAAGAACGTATAGCTTATTTAACACTTTATGATAATACACATGTAATAGAAACAAATCTGGGTCATCTTTAATTATGTTATTTCTATTATTACCTTTGTATAATGTCAAATATCTAGCCATTTAAATTAATCCCCCTTATTCATAATCTTCTTTTAATGTTTCATAGAATACTCCAGTAAAATTATCATTTAATGATATATGGTCTGACATTATACTTATTAAATTTGGAATAACTCTATCTCCTAATTCACGTCTATAATGATTCCATACATCAAGTGTCATTTTTGGAGCAAAGTCTATAGTATCTAAATCATCATCATATATTTCTTCTTTGCATGTAGCTATCATTAAAGTTTTGAAAAATATACTGAATTCAAATACATTAGAGTTTACACATCTAGTTTTGCTTGCTAGTATAGTAACTTTCATGATTCTTCCTCCTTAGATTTCAATACCTCATCTAGATACATTTTACAAACTCCTTTAGCTGTAGAATATTTAGTCATTATAGCCACTTCATTTGCTTTGAATATTGTACTATATTCTTCTGGTTTAGCATCCTTATAATAACCCAATAATTCTTCTTTAAGATTATCTATCGTAGTTTTTATATCTTTGACGAATTCTGGATGTTCTTTGTTAAATTTAATTGTATCATCTTCTAAGAAGTAATATGCTGCATCAAAAAACCCGTTGATATACCACGGGTCTAAATATACTCCTATTTCAGAATCATAATCTGGTATACTTTTCATATTATTCTTCCTCCTTCACTTCTTCATTTTCTACTTCTTCCATATTAGCATACTTAGATTTAGCAGTCAATTCTCTAGGAGCTTCTTCTAGTTTCTCATCAACAGAACCATCAATAATGTCATATACTCCTTTCATAGAAATTCCTATACCTAATACTAATTCTAACCATCCTTTAACCTTTTTGTTCATAATCTTTACCTCCATAATTTTATATTTAATCAAAATGATTGATTACTGATTTTTCATTTTAAATGTTAAATAAACATATATAATTGCATCTATTTCTTCATCATATACAACCTTACGTTCATTATCATCTAAAAAGTATTCTAATATTCCAAAATATATTCCATCCTCAACGTCTGATACTATTGAATTTATAAAGTCTGCAACGTCATAATAATACGGATGATTGTATAATATCGAACTATAATGCTGATGAATACCACTTAAGTAGTACATTAAATCCATCTGTAAAGTAGGATTTTGCATTAAGTGTAGTGGATAATAATCTGGCTTTACTACGAACTCATTTGTGAGAAATCCCTCTTTTACTATAGTTTTAATCTCTTCATCTATAGGTTTCGATAACTTCTGTCCAGTTACTTTATCTCTAACTACATACACATCTGCACTCATGTTATTAATACACTCGTTTCTACTAATCCAAACTTCTATAGAATTCTCTACATAATCTGCAAGTTCTTGCCTATTCTTAGCCATACCAGCTAAGAAATTCATATCCATAGGATTAATAGTAGCCACTTCATAATTTAATACATCAAAACATATTAAATTAAGAATGGCATTCTCAAACATATTTCTATATAAATTTTGGTCTCTACTAAAAATAGCTCTGTATATCTCAGGGTCGTGTATAGGAAGTCTTCCCTCAATACATAAGAATTCTAATAATTTAGTAGTAGTAAGACTTTTACTATTATATAAATACCAGCGTTGTTGCTTTATTAATTCATCAACACTTATTAACGTAAATCCATTTGTCATGGCCCATAAATCATTATATGCGTCCGTTACACTGTGGTCTTTATGTATTGCCATTTCAAAAACATTCATAATACCCTCCAAACTTATTTTTATAAGTATAGAATAATCTTGATTTAGTTCCTATTATAAGTCTTAATAATAATGGATTATAATAGAATTCTTTTACTAATGCATCTGTACATTCTGCTAAATCATTTATTATTCTATCTCTCATTCCATCGAACAACCATAATCCATCTAACGATGCATTAAAGTAATACTTTGCAAAATCTCCACACACTGTAGCTTGAAACTCTAAATATAAATTAGTCCAATTAATGTCTACTTGTGTGAGCATCGTAGTTAGAAAGAATTCATAACAGACGTCTATTAAATAGAAATCGTTATTATCTAATGGATGAGAAACGTGTTTTAAATTACTCTTAATCCAATTAGATATAGCTGTTCTTATTACTTTATCCATTTTATTAATATGATAATATAAATATAACGGAATCTTAAATTCTTCTAATTCTGGTTCATCACTATAGAAATATTCTCTATAGAGTATACTAAACATTCTTACAAATTCGCAAACGTTATCAGAACTATCTGGAACTATATCTATAATAGCTGGAATTAAACTATCTGCATAATACGGAATTCTTGGTATATTCATTTTATTATTATATATACCAATTATACGTTGAGGTATTCCCATTTCTACTAATGCTCCAGTAGTTTCGTTATTACAAATAGTTAATAATTTTGTAAACATTTGTAAATATTTATCAGTAAGGGTGTCTCTTATCATGATTCTTATATTTTTCTTTATATTTATAAGTATATTTAAACAGTCTTCTATAACTGCATAAAACCTATCAACATCATACGACTCATCCGTATTATGAATTATATCTTCATATATTGTGATAAGTCTGCTGTCTAATTTTATAAATCCTAACTCAAAGCCTTCTGTTCTCCTAAGTAATTGAGACATCCGTCTACCTCCACTATTATATCTATAAATGCGTTCATATCATCTCTTGCTAATGTATCGTATAAAACTCCAAATATAACAGCAAAAGCTCTCTCTATATCAGTCGTATCTTGAACTTCATTTACTCTTTTTGTGATATAAAATGGCAAGCTAGTTCTATTTAAAAATTCAGCTATATGATTAATGTCATGGCTATAACCATAATTATAAACGTACGTTAAAAACCACTCTGTTATTATAGCTTCAGCCCACTTCTTAAAATAAGGTTTAAGTTTATCCACATGATGTAATATATCAAATTTATTCATAGATATATATGGTTTAAGCGGACCCCCTATATCAAAGTATTTAAAATACCAAGATGCAAGTGGACTTTTATTTATATAATTAGTGTAGTGATATATATTGACTTTAAATATCTTATACATACTATGATTATATGCGTATGCTCTAGATACTACTTCGTCATAATTATCTCTACTAAAAATACTTTCAATATCCATTTCTAAGCATTCTTCAAATGTCTTATGTCTATTGTACATTTCTTATCCTCCTTTTTAAAATAGTTTATTTGAAACAGCTTAACATATATAGTTATTCTATTCCTAAATAACACAAGTATTATTGTAAAAAAAAAGAGGGAGAGTTATTCCCCCTCCCAAACTTCCTTATGGTCTATGTAATACCTACATAACTTTCTTAGGAGATACCAAATAACTCCTGCGATTATCATAGGCTTCCATAGCCACATAAATAGTATTGTAAATATTAGAATAATTATATAGGCTTTCATAGACTCCTCCTTAATAATTATATTCGCTATATCCTATTTCATTTAACACTTTCTTTAAAGTACCATAATCTATTTCTTTATAAGTTCTACCTTTATGTTTAAGATATATCATAGACTTAAGTCCAGTATTATATCCTTCAGGGTGTTTACTATCAAAACCTACAATATATACTTTGAAATCACTATCATGTATTTCATCCCCAGGTTCTATGTCAAATGTACCACCATGTGGAGATACAGTGTTTCTTAATAGAGTATATTTTTTAGTATTAGTATTCATAACTACCAATACTGTAGGGTTTGCATCATTCATACCACTATAGTTATCTTCACCGTAAGACACTACTACCCTTTTTCCAAACGCTACCATAGATAAAACCATCATTAAAACTACCATCATTTTCTTCATACTTTGTTCCTCCTTAAATTTTCATTTTTAAATGTAAAGCGGGAATATTTCTACTCCCGCTTATTTACTAAATTCTCCATTATTGCTTACTATGTTTTCTACCGACCCAGTTATCATATATACAAACGGGTCTTTTAGTAGATAAATACACATAAGTACTACCAAAATTTTCACATACTTGTTTACACCCATATTCTACATGTCTCCATCTTCAATATCATATACAGGAAACTTACCTCCAAGTTCTTTATATTTAATAAGAAATGCATCTGCTGTTAAATCAGAAACACTTCCTATTTCAGAACCGTAAGTTTCACTGAAAACAGCTGCCTCCTTAATTTTAGCATATTCATCAACTTCATCTGGTGTGTTGAGAATAACAGCCTTGTTATTAGGAAGCAGCACCATTGCTCCGCCTTTATCGAAGTAGATTGGAACATTATATACAATATCCACTACCTCGAATTCCTTCTTAGGAACTTCCACTTTCGCATACGCATGCTCAGTTGACACTCTGAATAGTGCTACTGTAGCTAAAAGAGCAAGTCCTGTTAAAAATAGTTTATTCATGTTTATTCCCCCTTTGTTATATTAAACATGAATATTGTAGTTATTCCTTGTTCATATTTTTGAAGTCTTCTCCATCTATAACAGAACCTAATTCATATTTGAAGAAGTCTTCTTTACCTACAAGCCAAGTTTGCCCAGCTGTTTCAATTCCTGGAACATATGGCTTTACTGTTATAGCATAGACAGTTTTACCATCCATGCTTAAGATTTGTCTATCTGTGACTCTGTATTCGTCGGCTATAAAGTCTCCTTCATCAAATACAGATAATAACTTATTTTCAATAGCAGTAGCATTCATAACTATAAATAATGCTCCTACTATTATTGCTACACTCCCTAGTATAGTTTTAATATTTCTTCTCATTATTACCCCCTATTTTTTTCGTATAACAAAAGTGTTTACCGGGGTTTCCGATAAACACCATTATTTTACCACTTCCGTATTAAATCTATCCATTTGTATCTCTTGCCTGGTTTTACGGTATCATAGGCAAGTTTGAAAGAGTCTATTTCTACATCTTTGCCATTATCAAGTTTGGCATATATAATAAACTCTTCATCATGATGAATGACATATGGCTGCATAGTCATAGTTTTCCCAATCATCATGGGTCTTAAACCACTTGTAGTATATGCAGCCTTATATTCTTTATCGACTACAGTAACTATTTCGTCTTTTAAAACTCTATACTCAGCTTGCTTCGCATATATTACTCCACCTATGGTAGCAAATAAAGCTATAATCAATACGATACAAATGGTAGCAAAAGTTTTTTCTACTCTATCCATATTCACCTCCTATTGCAAAAATGTGAAATAGAACCAAGACACATCTTTTGTGTTAGTATCTTCCACACTAACACGCACATTTGTATACATAGCAATGATATCACGTATACTACGTGCATTGGCAAATCCATTACCTCCTCCAAACATCATTCTAGCATTTTGTTTAGAAATTGGACTAAATGGAGCAGCTAAATGGTCTGTATATATCTGATGACGGTCTAATGTCATAACATTATTTTGACCATCCACTATAGTCTGCAATGTGTTAGTCACTACATCCATAGGTAAATTAACATCTAGATATCTTAGAGAAGCTCCTATAAATACGTTAGGAACCATACCAACATATCTATAATTATCGTCTACTTCAATCTTAACAATTCTTCTGCCGTTTCTGAATTTATGGATTAAATTCCATTTTTCAGAATTATACTGACTCTCTTTTTGACCAGTCATAACAACTTTACCAAGAATAGTATCTATCTCTTTTTCTTCGATAGATACTTCTCGAGTTTCATAGTCATATATGACTGAGAATGTAGGTCCATCCTCATTCATTGGAGCAACTCCAATGGCTACATCATATTGAGTGTCTAATTCTTTAAAATCTATTTTAGAGAATAAATCTTCAATATATTCTCTATTGTACTCTTGTAGCCCTCTCAATGACATAAACATTCCGTTTAGAGATATGTTCATGTCTAATTTAATATGGTCAGGAACTATATCTCTAACCATACTATACAACTTATCAATATCAGCACCTATCATGTTTAATACTAGTAACATATTGTTTATTTTCATATTTAATCCTCCTTACATTAATTACATTTGATATACATCTATACTAACAGAAATAGGACCGAATGACACGTCATCAGTTGTGTTACTAAACACCAAGTCCTTCATCTTTATAAATGTATCTAAAGCAGCTCTACCATCCGGATAATTTAAGTCATATCCTACGTAGTCAAAAACATTAATAATAGCATCTACTGTTAAATCATCTCTTATATCTCTCACCATCTTCGTGTAATCTGTTCCGCTTGCTGCAATAGCACTGATGCCATCTAAATCCTTATCTATTGTAATTACTATTGTGTCTATTATTAAATCATTTTTGTCTATCTTATACCCGTCAATAATTTTTCCTATCATAGCCTTTTTATTATTTATTTGATCTTGTGTAAACATATTCTTTTCCTCCTAATATTTTTAATAAAAATTTTAATACAAATTCACAATAAACTCCAGTAATAGCCAGATACCAAATGGTATCCAGCTATACTTTTGTCTTCCACAAAGTTTTAACTAGATACTATATTTTAAAAATTAGATTTAACACCTCCTTAGTTTCACAATCTGATTTTAATTTAATTGACACTGGGCACACATCATCCCCTAGTTGAGAAACAGATTTCAAATGTTCTTTAATAAAACCAAATGCAGTTTCCTCCCTAACGTCGTAGTTAAGGTATTCAGATACTAAATCTGTAACCGCAATCACATTTCTAGTGTATTTTGAATGTGTTTTAGGAATAAATACATCCATTTGGTAGTATTTACTGCTATGGTATACTACAATTTTCTTCATGTCTATAATATTTGGTCCACGAAGTTTTGCAACTAGTTCTGTTACGGCATTCAATCCTACCAGCTCTTCATCATCTGGTTCATAGAAACTATACCCTTCGTTTCCCTTTATTTTAGCCATACGCACCTTTCCAGAAGAACTTACTAAAGCTATCTCTACAAGCCCAACGTCATTAATTGCTAGCTTGTTACAAAACTCTTTTACCCAATTCAAATCTACAGTAGATGACGGTGTACCTACAGTAACTGCATCTAAGTCTTCAAATCTTCTTCTGATAGCTGCAAATCCCATTTGGATTGCATTGTTCATGACCTTATTAAGACCATTATTTCCATCAATAGTCGTATCCTGCATAATAACAACACTCACAACATTTCTTAAATCTAATTTCTTTTCTACTACCATTTCTTTACCTCCTAAATTATTTTAATGAAATTTTATATAAATAACCCTAGTGTTAGGGAACTTAGTCTTTATTTTTTTTAACCTCTTTTTACGTGATGGCACAAGTCTCCATCAATTATGTAATAACTTATGATATAATAATACTGGTCTACACCAGGAACGATTAGACTCACTGGTATGTCAAGACCGTTAAGTTTCTCAACACACTCTTTAAGAGATGGGTTGTTAAGTTTTCCTACAAACCCAAATTCTCCTAAATTAGACTCTCTAAAAGTATCATCCACTAGAAATTCAAATAAAGACTCACCATAAGCCTGTTTCCCTTTTCTAGCGATTATTTTACTGTAGACACTACCTATCTTAAAAATGTTATTGCTAATATGTCTTACTACCTTATTTATATCCTCATTTTCTAAATTACCAAATACTACTTTCATCATATTATCACTTCTCCTTTTTTATATTAAATTTAATTTCTTTAAAAGAGTTGTTACGCTCTTCTTATAGTTTCTGAATAATGAATAGCCACCTAAACGTTTATCATAAGCACCATTGGCTATATTGATGCTTCTTTTCACTGGGTCTGGTTCATATTCAGACCCTAACAAGATAGGAAGCATTTTATCGACAGAGTCATGAGTTTGCAACTCTTCTTCTATTTTTCTTTCTACTTCCTTTCTATCCATTATCTCGTGAAGCTCATTTCTAATATTATCTCTGTTATGTGATTCACGACCCATTATAGCGTGTATTAGGCTTATCATCTTTTTATACCTCCTATGTATAGAAATGGTTGAGCTTTGTAGGAACTACTATCCCTATCAAAATGCATCAACTCCAAATTATTAGCCTTTGTTAAGCTAACTGCATTTATAACAGCTACTAACGCAGGCGTAAAGCCAGTTACATATAGATATATTCTAACTCCTTTATCTATATGTAATAACCATTCAGTTGCTCTCTTTCCAAGACTAGCAAAATCCATTGGGTCTGTTATTTCGTCGAAGACATAATCGTCTCCGACTTGAGGAATGTCGTGTCTTCCTTTGCATAATCCGACATGCAATTCCTCTCTAGTATACCCAGCAGGCTCGATGTATGAACATGTTTGGTAACCATATGTGTTGACATAATCAACACACTCATCATAATTACCAATAAATTGATACTCTTCTTTTTCGTAGGTATCGTGTGTACCTACGAAAACTTTATAAACTTCAACTGTCTTTTTCATACTAGTTTCCTCCTTTATTAAAGAATGCTTTAAGAGCTCTGTAGATTCTGTCTTTAACTACAGCTCTCATTTCATCTTCATCCAACCAGTTTGCTACAGCCAAATCTAGGCAACCAAACCCTGCAGCATGTTTGTGCCCTCCTCCATTATTTCCATAACTAGTCCCTATGAAACTAGCAATCTCAAATGATGGAGTTTCATAATCTGTGGTACTATAAACAGTTCCTCCAGATTTGTGGTGAGTAATCACAACATTAGTTTCAGGATGTTCTTCACACCACTTCTCTTTAATCATAGAAGCATACTTCCATTCTGCTTCTAATATTACTACTTCTTCATTAAACATTAAAGCATTTTCAGATGCCTTAATATATTCCACATTACACAATTCTTGATAGTTTTTGTAGCACTCATCAACCCATCCCCAAACTTCAGAATGGTTTAATGTGTTTCTAAGAGTTAATATAGCATCCAGACATCTATATAACTCTTTTTCTGAAACCATCATTTTATCAACAGTCCCCATTTTCCTTCCTAAAGTCTTTTTATCTTCAGGAAGTTCTGGGATGTTTTTCCATTGGAAAGTATCCCATAGGTTTACTGCGTAAGACCATTCCTTTAACATGTCTTGGAATGCAAATGCTGTATCATTTCCCTTAGTGTTAAGGAGTCTTTCAAACATGCTTATATATGTGATAGTAGCACCACACCAAGCTATGTCAGTATATATTTTGTAGTCTTTAAGTTTATCACCCAAAGACTCTCTAATTGTATCTTCTGATACAAAATTACCGGCATGATGGTCATACCAGCTAAATGTCATGTTATCTAGAGGTTTTACTTTATCTAACTCTACAAACATTCTATCAGAAATCATAACTTCTATTTCTGAATAGTCGAAAAATTTATGTGGATTTTCTTTGGCAAATCCTAGCCATTCATTTAAAATCCTACTAGTTTCCTCTTGTCTGGAAGTTCTTTCCAAGAAAACTACGAAGTCTTCTTCTAACAATTTACTCGCCATCATTAAATTGATAGCTGATGTAACGCCATCCAAATCTGAATGGCTTATTATAATGTTTAGCTTACTACCTCCACATATTCCAGTGTGAACCATGTTGCTTTCTTCATAAAACGATTCCATATATTTTTTCATATTATTCTTTCCTCCTGTTTATTTTAATGAATTATATATTTTTTTGTAACAAAATTTTCTATTTTATAATACTTCTGATAGTTTTGTCATTTCAGCTACTAAATCTGATATTTCTTTTTGTAAAGCTGATATATCTGACTCTATATTTTTAATATCTTTTTTAACGCTCTCCTTACCACGTTTCATTGTAGATTTGAAGAATTCGTTGTATTTTATTGATATTCTGTCACTTAGTATAAATAGTTCCTTTTCTGCCCCTTCTGCTCCATAAACCATGATGTATTCACTATTCTTATCTTTTACTTTCATATGTAACACCATATCTCTAGCATCATCGTATGTTATATGTAATACTTTAGTAACATTATCGTTTTCAATTACGTATCTATCAGCATAATCTAAAGCTCTGTAACTATACCATGATGATTCTACTTCCACTGTATTATTTCTTATTTCATTACAGAATGTGTCACCTTGATTATCATATCCTAATTCTAATATAATATTTCTCATTTCCATATTTCTTTCCTCCTTAAAATATTTAAATTATTAACAAAAAATTTCATACATCATTATTTAAAGAATGCCTGTGTATGAAATCAGGCATCCGAAGACACCTGATTTCATACACACTCTTATACATTCCAATTTTATCCAGGAATATATAAGAACGTCTCTTCATCAGACATCCTCTATATTCCTAAATTTACATTCACACTATAGGAGTGCGGCGTATGTTTAGCAACCTCGCCAGGTTATTTTTTTTTTAATTACTTCCTACTTTAAGATAGTGCTCACCATCTTTTACGATAGTAAGACTACCTTTGATATCATTTCTCTCAAACACTTGTAGGATAAGTGTTTTAAGAGATTCTAATGTCTCGCCACGTTCGCATTTTTTACGTACGTACGCAGCGATTTTATTATGCATCCCTCTAGGAATTACTTCATTAGAAGCTTTCCCTAAAAGGATGATTTTAAATCTCTCCATATTCACCTCCTTCTACTTGAGCCTGACTGAAGAGAAAATCAGACTCGGAGCATGTTTCAAACCTTATTATAAATGGAATGCGTGAATTTTATATCCCGCCTCACGCTAGCGGATTTTATAAATTCATTCTTTAGGACAACGGCCGTTCTCCATTTCCTAAACGATACAGGAGTGCAACTCTCACACTTTATGTTATTTTATTACCCAGCGAAGGGTTCCTGTATTTAGCTACCACTAGATGCTGCCTAGTATTTTAGGAATCCGGCAAACTTAAATACCGATACCTTTTTAACAGTACCGTCAGCTTGTCTTTCTTCCTGAGCGTCTCTACTACTGTGGCTATAGTAACAATGGTCGAAACCAACTGTTTTTAAAACTACGCCAACAGCACCAAAGTGCCCTTGAACTAAGCACGCATCAAACTGATGGTTGTTCAGTATAGCCTGAACGTCATCAACTAGTGTATCCACGTTAACCTGTTTCCAGATTTCAGCTTCTTCACTAGTCATGTATTCAGGTTCATACCCTAGTTGTGCTAGAGCATTCAACTGTTCACCATCTAGTTTGTGGTTCAAAAGAACCAACATCTTTTTCATTCAATTTTCACCTACCTTTCTTGAATGAATTTCTGTCTTTCCAGATTGTCAATAAGTCTCACGGCCTTTCTCCATAGACTTGCCATGTGTTGGAGTAGTAATGTCACCTACTTATACGTATCTGCAGCGAAGCAGTCCAACACTTAACTACCTATTAGGCGGACTAGTCTTGACTAGTATTTCCTCCCCATTCTACTGGGTGACCTAATAGGTCTTCAACTTCCTTTTGTGAAAGTGGTTTTTGTTTTTTACTCATCTATCTTCACCTCCTTTCTTATTTTATATTTATTTTAATGAAGTGATAAGTAAAGTTTTCCCTCGTAATATCGACCTAAACTCACATACAGCGTCCGCTATCATCTGAGGGGTAGATGATGTTGGACTGGTGAGGGGAGAACTGTATGCAAGTTTAGATACACTATATAATATATAGCTAACTTTTTATTAACTTTTCCCAATTCCTTCCTATGTTCTCTCTTCCGAAATTGGTATTTATATTATATACATTATAATATATGTCTAAAAAATATGTAAAAATAGCCAATAAAAATAAGTAAAATTTAACTATATATCATAAAGTATATAAAATAAAGTTATGTAATAGTAGCTTTATAAAAAAAAATAAAAAAAAAGGAGTGGTGTATATGACTACTAAAAAATTAGCTTTAATATCAGAAATGAAAGATGTTGTAATTAAATTAATGGAAAGAGACTTGACATTTGAGCAAAAAAAGGTATACAAGGAAATTTATAAAGACATTACTAATAATAATGCAGACTATTATGATTTGAAAGAATTAAAAAATAAGCATAAAGAATTAGTTAATCTATTAAAATGGAGCAAACTAAATGCATATCCTATACTAACTAAGGAAGGAAGGGAATTTAATTGGCAAGATGACCTGTTGTCTGAAAGTAATTACCATGGACAAGGGTATGGTTTGTATGTAGCTACAACAAAAAAGGGATTCAAATTCCCTATATATAGAGTTAACTACTATACTATTATAATTCCAGTAAATGAGGGTACTATTTGCGGGTACCCAGCTGACGGATATAAATTTTGTTCGTTTGTATCTAGAACAGATGTAATTGAAAATGTTGAGTTTGTGAAGAGTGATAGGGATATAGAAGAAGAAGGTCTAACATATATAGGTCTCTTCGGAGATGCTATATATAAATATAACTATAATTCCTTCTATCATTGTAGTCCAGTTATGCCTACAATGATAACACTATAAAAAATATTGAGCTCATTGTTGAGCTCTTTATTTTTTTTTTTGTCATCCATTAACATATTTCATACAATATTAATGTAGAGAGTACTAGTCCCTACATTAATATCAAAGAGTTCTTAATAGAAGAAAGTATTACACTTACGTTCTATAAGTTTAAATTCATTTGGGTATTGTTTCTTAAACTTTGATAGCTCGTTGAAAAATCCCGTTCGATTTAAAAACTCTATCGTGAAATCTGTTGATGATTTGAGCTAACGATTTATCATGTATTGCACGATTAAATGCAGCAACAAATCTATCTTTGAATTCTTTGATATTGGAATTCGCCATTGATAATCACCACCTTTGCTTTGTAATATCGTAAGATATGTAATTATCAATGACGTAAAAAATGTAAGGATACGTAGTCCTTACATTTATTAGACAGTTTAATAGAAGTACGTATTACACTTACGTTCTATCAAACGGAAAACTTCAGGATACATGTCTTTAAACTTTTTAAGTTCGTCAACATTGAATCCATCAAATGCGAACACTTTATCATGGAATCTATTAATAATGTTCGCTAAAGACTTACTATGCACTTTACGGTTAAATGCATTTATAAATCTTTCTTTAAACTGTCTGATGTCAATATCAGTCATAATAACTCACCACCTTTACTATAATATTAGTAAAGATATATAGTTATCAATGACGTAAATAGATGCATTCCCCTCTCATAGGAGGGGTTTACATTTATTTACGCCAATCTTCATATGGGTCACTGTTATTTTTTAATTCCCATTGTATATGAGCCTCTCTGGCATTACGCACAGCATCACTACCTTTATTTCTAGTGGCACTAGCTCCAGGTGTTACAAAGAAGAAATCTACACCATAAGTCTCACACAATTCAGTAACTTTTTTACATATACTTCTAGCAAGCTCTACATCTACTTCTTTCTTCATAATTATCACCCCAATACACTTTCCATTTGATTTGTTATTTCAGCTGGTATTAAGAACTTTTCTGTCTTAGGGTCATTCCATTCTTGCATATAGAACTCTCCCATATGACTTTCGTTTCTATCTAATTCAAATTCTATAGGAACGTCATCATAATAAGTAGTTACTTGTTTAGCCATAATATCAAATTGTAAGTCTCCTAAATGGGTTACACTTCTTGGATGAAACTCTTTAGCTTCTATTGTGTATTCTCCGTTTTCATCTCTAGTAAAGGCTTTTTCCCAAAATCTTCCTGTATCTGGATTTACAAATAGCTTTACTTTATGAGGCGTCTTATTCATAATTATATTATCTATAGAAGTATTATAATTATGTCCAAGAGCATTGCTAGCATTTATAAGATTATCTTTTTTAGCTAATCTTACTTTTACTATATCCATCTTTTCATCAAGCTGGTCTGCCACTGTTCTTACAGCATTACCATACACGTCTCTAGATACTACTATATCAGACCCTGGAACTGGAGCTATTGGTGCACTGGGACTTTTGGCACCCTCCTTTTCTTCTTTATCCTTAAGCTCAGCATTAGCTGTCTCATATATAGGGTCTAAGAAGTTTTCTGGTCTTTTGTGTTCCACAGTAGGAATAGCAGTAGGTGCTACCGCAGCAATAGGAATAGTAGTAGGAACTGCTGTAGATGTTGCCATTTGTCCTACTGATAAAGGACTGTTAGATATAAAGTTATTTACAGCTGGTTTTTCTTCTACTACTTGTTTAGCAGTAAGTTCTTTCCATAACTTTCTTTCAGCTTGCATAGTTTTATATTTTTCACTAGTAAGCTTTTGTTTATCTTCTAATACTCTAAGTTGTGTTCCCATAATAGTAATATCGTTATTTTGAGCAGAAATTATATCTGCAAACTTAGCATTACTAGCTTTCATTTCGCTTATTTCTTTTTTTGTTTCATTTCTTTTAAGCATAAGTTCTCTATAAAGAGTGTCATATTCTTTTTCATTTCTACCATAGTCTTTTACTATAGCATTTAAATTCTTATTTAAATCTACTTCAGAAGCATCTGCACCATTTACGGTAATACCTCTTGCAGTCTTATAAGAAGATGTAATAAAGTTTCCTATATTCCATTTCTTATCAATCTTTGCTGATTTGTAATCTAAATCAAACCACATAATTCCTCCTTAAAAAAATAAGATGGGAGCTGTTACACTCCCATTATTTTTAGTATGGACGTTCATATGATTCTGTATATGAAGAATTAGATTCTTCTGATAATCCATGAGCAGAATCATTTCTTGTGTAAGTTTCAGTAGTATTACTATTGTTACTTTGTCCATTGTTTTGTTGTGCAGCCATAGCGTCAAGTTGTTTAATAGTAGCATGCCATATTCTAGCTGCTTCAGAAGCATCTAAAGCGTGAGCTATACTATCAATAATAGCACAATCATTATAAACGAAACTTCCATTAGTGATAGGCATATTACTAAATTTTATAGATGACACTAAGTATTCAGATGGGATAACTTTAAGTTGTCCTCTTTCAGGTATTTTAGCATTTATATCTTTATATACTTCATATGATGGAAATTTATAAATATATAAAATACTTTCTCTCTTAAACTTATCTCCTTCAACCAAATTCACAGAAGTGAATCTTAATACGTCTACGCTACCATTTTTAAATATAGGTAATGTCACGTCAAATAATACTGGAGCTGGAGCTTTATCTCCTGCTGTAAATGTTTTAGATTTCAAAGTTTGTAACTTATGGAAAAATCCTTGTAGTAATCTATTCATATCTGTAGATTGATGTGGTATTACGATTTTACCTCTTTCTACATATTTGTTTTCCACAAGTTCTTCCATCTTAAAAGCATAGTCATAATCTTCCATAACTAAAACTAATCTTTTGTCAGGTGCTCCGTTCATTCCTCTTTCTTTCCAACTTGCAATCCATTGTGTTACCATAATTAAATCCTCCTAAAATATTTTATTTATATATTGCTATATATGCTTAAATATATATAGTTTATATCAAATTAATTCTCTTTGACTTTGTAGCTGGTTCTACGTGATTTTCTACTCCAGTTAAAACAAAGTTTCTCATATCTATAGACGCAGCTTTAAGTAATGTAGGCATACCGAATTTAACTCTTCTAGCTACTAGCATTTCAAAGAACTCATCATCATTATTACTTTCATTAGCAAGTTCTTTAATCAATTCTTCAGCAGGTGCATCTTCATTTATTTCTTTTGGTTCTTCTTGAACTGGTTCATTATCTTCCACATTAGAGCTGTCCTCTCCTGTATTATCTGAATGTTCTTCTCTAGGTTCGGTATTGCTTTCATTTTCATCTCCTCCAAAGTCTTCTCCAAATATTTCTTCACTATTTGCATTTTCTAATTCTGTAGGAACAGCTGGTTCTTCTGCTGGAACTTTATCTTCTATTACATTTTGTACTTCAGCTTGTTCTACAGTTTCCTGTAATTTATTATCAGGTTCTTCTACATTAGCAGATGATACTCCTCCTGCCATTTTCCCTATAAGAAGAACTTTTTCTAATCTACTGATAAATTCAGCTTCAGTAATTCCTAACTTATTTATAAGCCCTGTTATAGCCTCTACAATGCTGTTATTTGGCGTTGTAGCTTTAGGTTCTACTACTGGGTCAACTATAGGCTTTACTTCTTCAGATACAGGCTCAGAAAGCTTTATATCGTCTTCTACAGTTTCAACGTTCCCATTAAGAATATCATCAACAGTATTATCTACCATTTTATTATTAATGATAGTTTCTTCACTAGTATAGCTTCCATCAGGATTTAATTTAGGAACTGTATCTACGTTATCTTCTGGGTCTAAATCTTCTGGATTAACTTCTGATACAGGTTCTACAAAAGAAGCAGGGTCTATATCTCCATTATTTTGGATACTAGTTAAAAACTCTACTTGGCTATCTATTTCAGAAGTATCAGTTTGTTCAAAGTTTTCTAGTCCAGTATACTCTACGACTTCTTTCATTTCTTCTTCTTGTTTTCTTGCATTTTCTAATGCTATGATTTCACTGTCTCTAGCTATCTTTTCTATAAGAGCAAATACTACACTCTTATTAAGTTCTCCATTTTCATTATGTCCTTCCATAGAAGCAATAGCTCCTGGGTTTACTAAAGATTCTACTGAAAATCCTTTAAGTTTATCAGCAAAGTTCTTTAATGTAGCAGCGTCTGATTTATCTGTTACAAAATAAACTCCATCCCCTGGTTTAAGCATAGGACTGTTATTATTATCTAAACAAGATTGAAATATAACTCCTATCTTTTTATCATTATAAGCAGATGTGAAGAAAGAACCTTCTTTTTCAGGAAGTTTCTTATGTTCATTTATGTTTCCATTATAAACTATCAATGCAGAATTTTCATCATTAGAACGTTCTATCCATATAGGTCTATCTAATCCATAATCCACATATCTTTCATCCGTAAACCATCTTTCTAAGTTCTCTAAAGCAGTTTTAAACACATATGTAGAGTTTACTCCTCTAATTAATAGTGCGGCTTTCATTTCTTATTTTACCTCCTCTAAGCGTCAATAAACGTCATATTAAATTTATAGTTATCAGCAACTGGAACATATACTGGTTTAATACTTAAAACTTCAGGTGGGTCCCAGTTATTTACTTTGTTGTTGTTTCTCATTATAGTCAAGTGGTCAGGTGGATAATTATCCAAGTTCTTAAATTGTAAGAAGTCAACACTATCTCCAGCTTTATCCATAGTATTAAATACGATAGCATTTAAGTTGAAGTCTGTCATTAAGTAATCATGAGTTATTAAGTGTTGATTTAATTGAGAAGCAATACCACTTTCGTCGAAATCACTATCAAGTTTACGTATATATGCGGTAGGACTAACTTGTAAGTTTATAATAGGTCTTCTTACAGTATTTCCTACGTCTAAGAATTTACTTAATCCGTGTGTCTTAGTAAACTTTATACTTACTCTAAATAGTGTTTCTAATTGGTCGTGTAATGTAGAAGATGTAAGTCCGTATTCATCAAGCTCATCATATACATTAGACTTAATAAACTTAGCTATATTATCTATTTCCTTTACTATATTCATTCTATTTTTAGGACTTCTCCAGAATTCCATTTCAACTAAAGGTATAGCTACAAACTTAAATAATCCATCTACTGATATAGATGTTTGTAAATATAAGCTATCTGTAATGTCTCTGAAGAACTCTACAGTACTTCTATAAACATTTATACGATTTATCTTTCTAGGAATTTCAGGTACAGCAGGAGATATAACAGCTCCATATGGGTCTCTTTCTTCTGGTATAGCTTCTACTTTAGGAATTATTCTAGAAAGTTCTAATTCTACTTCTGATTTACATTTTATTAATTCTGTTGCTTTATGTTGAGGGTCATCTAAATCATCTCTAAAAGTGATTTCAGTAACGTCTCCCCATATTCTTCTATCTGTATCTATTTGGAATACGATATCCCATTTGTCATCTTCTTGCTTTTCTACAGATGTTGCATATATTATAATATCTTTTTTCTTATCATAAGACTTTACTTTAAGAGTCGCTTGGAATGTTTGTCCTAATATTGGAGCATAATCATCCCCAGATTCACATCTCATTTGAGCTCTTATTTCGTATACATTTCTAGAAGCTGTTCTAGTTGTGTCTGTAAAGTCTAAATAGTCGTTTACTCTAAGAGATGTATTAATAAATCTTACAGCACTACTATTAGTATATGTTTCAAATGTAGAGAAACTTAAGTATGGAGTATCATATTGTCCCATAGCATACGACCTTAAGAAATTATTTTTAGGGTCATAGCTGAATATGAATGGAGTTACATAATAATAGTTCATAGCTATATTATTTGGGTCCATTAAATTGATACCTCCGACAGCACCAGGAATATCATCTGTCATTGTATTCATACCAGGAACTATAGTACTAAAATCCATAGCTCTAGTTTGCGTACTCTTAACAGCATGTTTATCACTCATACAGTAATAAGTCATTCCATCAATAGTTCTAGTATCTAAATCCTGTCTTTTAATAGTAAGATTACAAGTATTAGTAGGTACAGTAAACGTACGTTTTAAACTTCCTGTATCACTTCTAAAAGACAGTGTAGCATATATATTAAATATTCTATGTTTAACGTCATTTAAAACTAGCTTAGGTTCAAACTTACTTTCACCAGGATAGTTAAGTAAGAATGTCTTCATATCACTATCAGTATCTATTCTACGTCTAGCTCCTTTTAGTTTTATAATGAAATTACGCAAGTATTCTCTATCAGTAACTGCTAATTTAGCTCCATCACTGATATAATAATCTACTCCTACTGGCTCATAATCAATGTGAGTAGTATTCATTTCTATAGTTTCAGGTATAGCTTGTTCTATTGTACGAACATCTCTACCTGCTGTTTGGTGTATTTCTACTTTAAGCATTCCTCCGACTGCTGGTTTAAAACCTCCTTGGACATACTTAAAGTCGATACGTATTTTATTTTGTGCTTCTATTCTATATTCTAGATAATCATCTGCTCCTCTAGTAAAGTAAAGTCTCTTTCCTATAGGTCTCCATTCTTCTCCAGTATTAGCTCTATAATATAAGAATATATCTGATATCGGTTGTTTTGTTTCTACTAAAAACATTTGTAATTGGTCATCCGAAAAGATATATTCTTTTTCTTCTATTTCTACTTGTTTAAAAGATGCCTTAAATCCAAGTATTTTTACTCCTTGGTATTCTACCATTTGGACTAAGACATCTTCTTTTTTAGTACCTCTGTCTAAGTATACTCTTGGTGTTAAACTACCATCCATATTCTTAGTTACTTTTATTATATGTTCTTTTTCCACTGGCATAAATTTAAGTCCGTCTATTCTGGCTGTATTTGTGTCAGTGTATCTCATTTCCCAAGTATTAGCTTGAGTCTTAATACCATATATCATAACGTCGTTAAGTGGTACTCTTACGAACATATCTATTCTAGAGGGTTTTGCAATAGCTACTTCATTCGCATGCTGAGCTAATTGGTTCATTAAACTACTATAACGTTGAGCATGTATCAAACTATTTTCTCTTGCTATATTTCCAGTAAGTACAGAAATACTATCTAGAAAGTTTGACATTGCTTGTATAGTAATAGACACTGGAGATAATAGAGATAAGTCTTCTGGTTTAATACCATTTCTATTTAAGTCTGCAAGTGCAATACTCATTAATTCTTTTTTATCTTCTAGAGTAAATCCAGAACGATAACGTCTTCTATCTCTAATCTTTTCGTCCATTTATATCTCCTTATTTATTATAATGTGGATCATTTGATATTAAAACTAATTCTCTTGCTGTAGCAGTAGCTATTGGATATCTATCTTGCTCTAAAGCAATAGCGTTTCTTAAAGCTCTAGCTCCTACTTGTTTCGCATATGCAGATGCTCTTATTGCTTTACCAGCAGAATTATAATTTCCAGCTTTAATAAACCCGATAGTATTACTCCATCTGTTTATCCATCCGATACCCATATTAAAACTCATATCTAATATAGCTAACTGTCTGGCTTTAGATAATTGTGCATACCAAGGCATTCTTAATAATTTCTCTAATACCACTTTAATATGCTCTCTAAGTACAGCATTAGCTTCTTCTATAGATATACCAAACTTAGACCATTTAACTACATTCTCTCTAGAAAATGTACCACTCTCTAAGTTAAATCCATATCCTATAGTCCATATACCTTTAGTATCTTTATAACGCTTAGACCTAAATCCTTCATGTATTCCAATTACTTCTGTAGCATATGAAAGTAAACTATACGTATCTTTGAATTTTATAAATAATGGTGATGATGCCATTGTGTTACCTCCTATACATTACTATAATTACTTCTATTAATATATCCTGTTTCTTCTTGCCATCTGACATAATGTTCTTTATTTAAGTATAAAGCTATAAACACTACTTTATCAGCATCTCCTCTTAAATCTATAATAGTCTCATCTGTAAACTTAAAGTCAGGGTCCATTCTTTCATGATTATATTCCATAAACTCTAGATTTCTACGCTTACATTCTATATAGATTAAATCTTTTCTAGCTTCTTCATCATAGCAATCATAAAGAAATTCTAAATATCTAGACATCTTTATATCTTCAGAAACAGTATCTATTATATCTAATACAGTATACTTTTTCCCATCTGGGTCGACGCGAACATCTTCCTCAGCATATTCAACTTCTACCATATTATATAATGACAGTTTGTTGTCAGTAAACTCTGTGAAATATGCTTGATAAATTTCTTGATATGTTTTAAATCCCTCTATTACATCGTCTTTAATACGAATAGCAGGGTTATCTAAGTTAAGTCTTTCTAATGTAGCACTTAATCCATACATCATAAACTTAGGATAATTTACAAGAAGTTCAAGCTTAGTTCCACAAGTTTTTACATTATTTTCTTCTATATTTATTTCTTCTATACTTTTAGCAACTATCGTTATAGGTGCTTGATATTTAACTACAAATGCTCTTACTCTATTTCCTCCATCTACGATATAATCTACTTGCTCTTTACTATGAGCTCTAAGTATTTCTAATAGCTGTAAATCTCCATCAGTACCATTATCAGTTATATTGAATAATGTTTTTAAATCTAATATAAGACTGTCTGGCAACATAGTTTCTATCGTATAAGGAATATAAATAGGTTCAAGCATATCTGCTCTTTCTTGCTTTTGATAATAAATAGGCTTAGGTACTTCCAAAGGAAAAGCATACTTCATCATTTCTGATACTTCGTATGCTTTAGCCTCTTCATTTACAAGTACAGAGAAGAATATTGTAGCAGTTTGAAATTTAGGACTTCCAAATATAAGTAAGTCCACATCTTTCATATAATACCAAGCGTCAGCAGGTTTTCTTTTTATTCCTTGTCTTCTTACTTCAATTAAAGCTATAGTAGGATTCCCTCCAATACGGTCTAATCTATCCATAGTGGCATAATCTACAAACTTTTCATGAGATGGGTCTATATTATATCCAGCTACTATACGTGGAAATATAGACCTTGAAAGAAGTTTCTTATAGCTATCTTTAGTACGTTGAGCTTCTGGTAACTTATTTATAATCTCCGTTTCTAAAGAGACTATATCTGTATGACGTTTTACCCATTGTTCTAAATGGAATACAACGTGTCCAAATACATTATCAAAAGTATGAAATGTATTTACATTGGCATACGCTCTACCAGCTAAAGCTATACGCTTATACAATAGGTCATTATTATCTGCTGAGCCTATTTGATTTAATTCTTCACTCATATATTCCTCCTAAGAACTAAAGCCTAGCTTTATATTCAATCTTGTATCTATTAAGTTATCTTTATCTACCTTTTGACTCATTCTATAAAAACCTGGAGATATAGCCATCATTTCAAATAGTCCTTTGAATGGTAACACTGGTTCATCACCTGGGTCGTCTCCTTGTCTAGGTTTGAATGAAGCTCTAAGTAATGGTTTTCTTTGAGATGGACCTTCCGAGAATATAGTCTTATTATCTTTACCAGTAGCTAATAACGAAATACCATCTGCTCCTTTCATATCTACCATATTGCTAAAGTTAAATCCAGATAGTAAATTGAAAGTATCATATTGGTCTGGAGCAAATGGAATAAATGTAGTACACTTAAAAGTCATACTAAAGTCTTCCATAAGTTCATTTTTAGTTTGTCCCTCTAGTTTAAATCCACTCAAGTGAGTAGGAGGTTCTGGAGGAATTAGGCTATAACCCACTGCAAAGTTAATTACATTCCAGTTAAGGTCTACCACTACTGTATAAATACTCATAAGGTAATCTAGTCCTTTAAACTTTATATACTCATCTCTCATTGGAAACCCTTGTTTAGCAGTAAATTCCTTATACATAGAAAGCATATACATAAGTTTATATATATCTCCTCTGTTATTATCCATAAATGTTACAGTAATTTCATTTTCACCATATATTTCTGGAACACCAGGAGTAGGCATAGATTTACCGTGCATGTTCATAACTCCCTCTCTAGAAGATTCTGGAAGTCTAGGAGGAGTTACGTCTTTTACATAGTTATTTAATAATTTAAATAGATTACTTTTATAAGCTCCATCTCTACATAATTCAGAATATAATCCTGGGTCTGTAAGGACGATAGCTTTAAGCTCTGGATATTGGTCTAATGCAGGATTCAATACATCATCTATTATTAGATTAAGATTAGGTCTAGTAAAGAATACATAACTTCTATAGTACGCATTAGTCTCACTTTCTAATACAGGTCTATTAATAAAATGATAACTTCTAGTATAGTTTATACTACGTAATATAGTATTTACATAACCATAGTCTTCTAGCATTACAGCCAATCTATATCTAAACTTTTCTCCAGTTTCTAATAGCTGTTGTGTTTCCCATTCTTGTTGGATTTCTGGAGTAAGTCTCTTTCCCACAACATCTTCGTTATTTACTATATTAGTTACCATAGATGCATGCTTTGTAGCTAAGTTATAAACTCCTCCAAGTGCTATATCAGGAACTTCACTTCCCCCTTTAACATCTCCAAGCCATTTATTAAGACCTAATCTACCAGCAACTTTATTAAGAGTATCCCCAAGTATCTTTCCACTAGGACCTAATACTCTAGCAACTGCATCTGGAACTACTCCTGCAAACTTAGAAGCAACGCCTCCAAAACGTTGTGCCATATATCCGACGGCTGCTCTTCCTAATTGAACGCTGTAGTCATATGCTTTTGCTCTATATCCATTTATGAATTTAGAACCTAATTCTTGAAATCTGTCTATCATATCGTTTCCAAATCCATATATATCAGTCATAAACTGTTCTCTCATTCTTCCAAGTCCATCAGCTATATCTTGTCTTATTCCTTGTACTGCATCTTTATATGCATTTTGTGCGGAAGCTGGATTTATTATACTAGTTATGGCTGCAAGAGCTCTACGCTTACTATCTTCAGCATTTGTTTTAAGTCCAGCTTTCCAAGCCTGTCTTTCAGCTTTAGCTAGTCCATTAAGCCATCCACTCCATTCAGATACAGTTTGGTTTACACTGTTTTCTTTACCTTTTTTAAATAATCCCGCAAGTAATCCAGACTTAAGCTGTTTTATTAATACTTCTGTAGGAGTACTACTCCATCTAGTGGTAAAGAAATCCTTACCTGGTAGATACTCATCGGAAACATATTGATTTCTATTATGTCTATATTCATCTGTATTTAAATAACGTGTATTCCAATGTATTTTCCCATTAGCATCTATATAGTATCTATCTCCATCTGTAAGTATTCCGTGTTCTGGTAATGGGTCTAATGAACTTTCCCAATGTTTATAATCATTGTATAATGCTTTAGAGTCTACATCTATTTTATAAGCATTTTGTATAGGAGTGGATAAAAGTCTTTTCCACTCTATATCCGCCTCCTCTTTTAATGCATCTAAAGCTCTCATTCTTTCGTCGGCAGTTTTATTTATCTTTAGGAATTCAGCTTCCCAAGCTTTGCCGTTATCTTTTATTATGTCAGCTATTATAGTTGACCAATCTGTACTTGGTGTTGCCATCTAATTCCTCCCTATATTAATCTCATTTTGTATATACAAGTAATAGTTCCGTCTACACCGTGTGGTACGAATGCGTGGTTTACTCTACTGAATACATAGCAGTTGCTTATAGTATTAAAAGTAGTACCAAACTTACTCATAGTTGCATCTGTACCCCACATAGTAGCTACAGCATTATACCCAGAAGCCTCTGATTTACCTTTATTATTAAGATTAAACCATTCAGAAAGTTCTTCTTCTTCTATATTAATAGTAAAAGATGCAAGACATCTAATATCTTTATCTGTTACTAAGTTTTCATCTGGTTCATTTACAGAAACTTCTAATCCATCTGCTGTAGTTACAGTATAGTTTATATCTATCTTTTTAGTAAAGAATTCTACATATTGAACATCTTGTCCATTAGATAGATGATATGTTTTAATTCTATAATGAGCATATTTACTCATAAGAGCACCCATCATATTTTTAGCAAGTTCTATATTGATACATCTGAAAGGAACCATTTGGTCAAATGTATATCCTTTCTTATGTTTATCATATGGAACTACATCTGTTCCAACACTTCCATCATATAGAACGTTATATCCTTTTATAAAAGGAATACTTCCAGGAGTAGTAGTAACTTCCGATAAGTCGTTTACTACTTCAGCTTCATTATACAAATTACGTTCAAATGGGTTCATTTCTATTTTAAATTCTTTATTAAATAAATGTTTACAAGTTGCTTGAAGTCCACTAAGTAAAACTTTATTCTTTCCTAGTTCTACTTCTTTAAACTCTCCATTTGGCATTTGTTCCAATTTATATAAACGTCCGTCCCATAATTTGAAATCATCTTCTATGTTAAAAAATATCTTTTTTAAATATTCTTTTAATTTATTAAACATAATATCTCCTTTAACTTATTTTAATATCTCCATATCTAGTAATTAAATACAGCTCATCATCTACAGTTAAATTATCACATAAAGTATTATTAACTTTTACATCAGGTTCTACCCAATGATACTGAGTATAGTTCCATCTAGGAGTTCTGAAACTTATATCAGATATAGGTTTTATCTGGTCTATCATAAGAAGATAATCATCTCCATCTCCCATAAGTATAATTACTCCTCCATCTCCTAGGAATTCTACTCTCCAAGCTTTAAATAATCTTAATATATATTGTAGATATTGCCCTATTCCTCCGTATAACATAGAAGCACTGAATATAACTTCTGTGATATCTGGGAACGAACCATTGACAGCATTCTCTTCAGCTTTGATTACATTCTCAATAGCAGTAGTTAAGTTGTCAAATTCCATGTTAAGCTCTTCTACACTATCATGTATCATTATTTTATCGAAATGATATGCAAGAGCTGGGTCTGTTTCTGTTAAATAATCATACCATGACTTATTATCGCTACCAGTAGAATCAAACTTATCTGGTTGTTTCTTAGCTATTCTTACATAATTATACACTTCTAAAATCATATCCACTTCTTTATGATTTCTTGCTTGTAATAATACAGCATCTAAGAACTTTGCAAGTCCTATACTTCTTTCTATCTTTTGTAGCATTTTGATAAAATCGTCATTATTATTTACAGGGTCTGGAAATTCTTCTAGTGTGATATCTATTCCTGTTTGTGCAAATTCGTTAAGCCAATAGAATCTTATTGTAGGATGTGTTAATATTGTATTAAAATCTAATACTTTATCTACCCAGCCTACAGCATCTGCTATTGGAGCATTTATATTATGAGTAGTATTATAGTTTACCATAGTCATAAAGTATATCCACATTGCGTAAAACGAATGTGCAGCACCACTACTACGATAATTTACTAGCTTAGTTTTAAGCATATCTTTATATTTAAGTATATATCTATGAACTACTCCTATACCTATTGTGAAATCACTTATCTTAAGGATATTATCTATTCCTAGATATTTACTTTCAACATAAGCAAAGTCTTCGCTAAATACAGAATGCTTCATTTCAGCACTATTTTCCCATCTAGGGTCCATTTGTACTACTTCATCATATGATAATATTACTTCTTTAGTTCTACCTTTACTATAATCTTCATATTCAGGTAGAATATATTTAATAGACTTCGCATGGTTAATATCAGCCCATTCGTCATCTAATCTATTTGCTTCCGATGTAGTATTTCCTACTCCTCCCTCTTGGTTATCAAAGTCCATAATATTGGTACTATTGATAGGCTTTAATACAAAGTCTACTTGATACAGACTTTCGGGAGTAGTTTTAAATACATCTAGCTTATTACCTGCTACGGAAACATGTCCTGGATTTGCTTTCTTAAGCTTTTCTTTATCGTATACTCTTGCGTCATTATACTCAATTCCAGGAGGAATTAAAGCTCCATCTGCTCCCACAGGATAATTTATATTTGTAACATCTAAGTTTCTTGGTCTTTTTCTTATCCAATACTTGTATAATCTAAGTCCACTGAATATCTTCTTAGCTATGAATACTAAAGCGTAGTTTGTTCCTTTATACGTAGATATATAGTTTAATACGAACGTCAAGCTATCTCTATAACTATCTGGCATTCTAGATGGGAAGTTAAGCCCAAGCTCTTTAAACTTGTCTTCAGACTCTTCTTTCGTAAAGCTTGTTTTATTCAATACATTACTATAAGTAAATATAAAGAACATACAAATAGCACGAAGCTTTATAACAGTAAGTTCTAAAGCAGAGTCATAATCGCTACTATCTCTCATATAAGAAGAACCATAAGTCTTCAAATACACCTTACGTTCATTATTAAACATTTCTCTATATACATTAAACTCTCTTTTATTAGGAGTGTATAATATTTCAAATTCTTGTGCCTGTCTTGCTTCTATTAAATTTATATCTTTATCTAAATATTGCAAGTATTCTTTATCTGGATTTTCAGCTATAAGCGTATCCAGTTTCCCATTACGCTTTAATTTAAATATCTCAGATTTAGGCAAATTATGTATAGGAACTTTTTCAGTAGAAGCTATTCCGTGAGTTACCACGGTTCTTTCTATCCATATATATTCTGATTCGTCAGTGTTTATAGGAGGCTTCCCAAGAAGCATTCTATAATAAGGATTATATTCTACATATTTCTCTATTATAACATTACTTCTTAGGAAGTCCATTACAGAATCATATATATCTAAATCTTTAAGCTTAGATTTTAATACAGCACCGTTTTTAGCATAAAATTTATCCCAAGTTTCTTTGTCTATAGCATCAGATGGGTCCACACTACGGTTTATAGCTTCAAATAATTCATCATCTATAAGCCAGTTATAATCAGATAGAGTGTCATATTCTTCAATAGCAGCTCTATATCTATTAAATTGTGCTTTTTGGTCCATCTCAAATTCATAGGCCTCAGCTAACTTAACCTGTTTACAGATAGTACCTTCCATTAATCTTGTAATTTGTTGTAATCTACTATCTAAAACCTTAGACATAATTTCCTCCTTAATATGCTATTGGGTTTGACTTTCTTAATCCAAGTTCTCCTTGAGATATCAATATTTGTAGCTGGTCTGGTTTTACCGTATAGGTCGTTCCATTGAGCATTACTAACTTCACGTCTTTAGTCCAATCTATAATAGTATACGAAGTGTCAGCTCCAGCTATCTTTGGATGTCCTGTACATCCATCACTATACATTTCACCTTTCTTAACAGTGAATGTTTTAGTAGCTGTTCCTTCTATATGTTCTATCAACACAGTATTAATAGCTACTGGTTGTCCATTTGCTGTTATTTCTACTATCGCCATTTATTCTTCCTCCTTTACATTCTTAAAGCTTTTTCTAATGGACTTATTTTCTTAGCTTGTTCTTTTTCAGATTTAGCTAAGTTTATTATAAGAGCTTTATTTGCATCATTGGAGAATAGTCCATTAAACATTCCTCCAGTAGCTCCTACTTCATAAACAGATATAAATTTATATTTATCACTACCTGTTTCTCTTGCTGTCTTACTCAAATCATTAGGGTCTCTAATAATAGTAGCAAGTAATAACTCATAAGATATATGAGCTGCTTTAACTTTCTTATTTGCTTTCATCGCATTAAATATAGTTATTAAGTGTAAATCCATAGGAATTAAATTACTTACATTTCCTCCCATATATAATTGGAATATCTTAGCAGTAGTCATTTCTCTTTGATATGAGTTAGTTTGAATTAAGAATACATCTCCTTTATTATATTTAAATATTAAGTGAGCTTCTAATTCTCTATCTTCTTCTATGTTAGGTCTTATGATTTCTTTAGGAGTAGATTTTACTTCTGTTCCCAAAGTAAGAGTATATTCTTCATTACCAGCTGTAAGTATACTTCCATATGCCAATACATTGTAATAGTTGTATTCAGCATCTATAGAAGATAATGGAATTCTCCAAGTAATATCTTCTAAACAGTATATCTTCACATTATGGTCTATTGGGTCTTCTTTTATTTCAAATAACTTCTTCTTTCCTTTAGGATATACGTAGTTATTTAAATCCTTTATTACGAATTGTGTGATATGTAAATCATGCGTAGATTTCATAAACATATTAAGTATACCAGTAGCTATTTCTCCTACATATAATCCTATTGGGATTTGGTCTTTTCCTAATATGTCAAATGGCTTATCTCCAGCACAACAGCTACATACATTCGTATCTTTCATTTTACAGTGCATAGGACTTCTCATAATGAATTTCTTGTTTAAGAACTTATCAACATTCTTCATAGTAATCTTTACAGATTTATTACCTACGATAGCATATCTATTCATTATGTCCCATTTATTATCTGTTTCCATAACTATACCTTTTGTACTACCACAATCTCCACGAATTCCAAACACATTTGAGAATCCATTTACTAATTGCTTATATAATACTCCAGCTAATGCAGTCTTACCTCCTCTATCTATAGCTCCTTTTTGAGCAGTATTAGTAAGTTCTGCAGTATAGTCCAATGATATTCCGTCTGCTAAAGCATCTTCAACGATAACTTCAGCAGTACCATCCAAGTTAGGCAAACTTCCCATAGATACATTCATAGTCTTCCAGTCGTTATTCATCTCAGCAGCAGCTCCAGATTCATATAACTCCATCATATCGTCCTCAGAGAACATCTTCTTAGCATTATCCAATACTTGCTTTTCAGCCTTTTCTATTATACCCATATCATGAGTTTTTCTATATTCTTGGAAAGCTGGTTTCATTATACTGTCTCTCATCTTCTTGTATTCATCACCAGGCGTCATCATATGAACAGTTATACTGCTATTGAATACTGTAGAAAGTCTTAATCCAAATTCTGTAAACATATCTATAGTATGGTTTACATCTCTCATAGTAGCTTCCTTAGTCATTACTAACTGTGCAAGCTCCATAAATATTTCATCCATATATTTCTTTGTAAATACAGCTTCGTGATATGGAAATGATTTATTATTCCAGAATGGCCAGAATACTATTTTATTTATTATAAGTCTACCAATAGTAGTCTTTATTTCTTTATTAAATCTCTTTATAGTGACAGTATCATATACTGCCATTTCAGGTTCTTCATCAGGGTCGTATGAAGACAGATGTTGATATATTAAATCTATATCTAAATCTCCTTCTTTACAGTCCATAATAGCTTTTACAAATGGATGGTCGCTACGTATTTTCTTTGGTTTTTCATTGTGCTTAGCATCTCTACTAAGACTGTAATACGTTTGAGTACCATCTTTTCCTGTAGCTCTTCTGAAGTTTCCGTCGTAGTCGTATGCATTAAGTAAAGAGTTTTGAGCTTTATGTACGTCTTCTACAGCCTCTTTACTATTTAGCGGTTTATTTGAAATTTTGTCTCCCTATAATGTTCAGATTGATTCGCTACTCTCAATCCCGTATGTATTTAAACATACTGCTATATATTTCTATATAGTACAGACTATATCTTCACCATGTAATACTTATCTTATTATTTAGGTGTCTAGCACTTCCATTCGCTTGAATGTACTAATTAGTCGTTGAAGCTTCCTCATTAGAGGCTTGCCTGCTGATTGTCCATTGAGTCGTCACTTAGAACCCAACCTAGGGCTTTTATTGCATCATATGACATCTTTATCCTTGTTTCTGACTTTCGTCTCCATATAGGCGATAAAGCTTTAGGACTTCCCAGCAATTCACTAGATTACATCCACTAAGTTTCCCTAGTAGAGGACTATATTATTAATCATGGTCCAAATATCTTTCGATAGGTGTTGTTAAACTATAGGTCGCTAATCTATAGCCAAAGCGTTTCAGCTTTCAGTCTGAGTATCGCTACTCACGATGTAGATACGTGTCTACAAAGTGTATTACGTGTGGAGATATATTTATACGTGTTCCGTAATACATGTTCAGGTCATTTCAACATCTCAGTGAGATGGTACGCTTTTCTTCCCGCTTGGGTTCTACATCCATTTCAGGATGACCGTCGGACGTCTCCTCAGTATAAACTGATTCTTTCGCTGCAGATTGTCTACGAGAGAGTTCCCTGCAATTAACGTACTTTCGACATTAGATCGCTCTAATGAAGGGCAACTATGTTAATAACGCATTAGGGTTTAATGCATCTAAACTAACACACACGTATTAAATCCTGTACCATTAAAGCCTACCGCTAGTCCTGCATACACACGACTTCCTTGCTCAAATATTTTTTCATTGTAATGATTCTTTACCCAATCATCTACTAACGGGAATACTCCATCATATGTAAAGTCTAATACTTTTACTGATTTAAGTAAATATGGAGTAAGTGTTAATGCAACTGGGAATATATATTGCTGTGATAATTGGCTATCTACAGGGTAACGTGTAGTAGCAATTCCACGATTGTGTTTTAAATCTGCAAATACAGTACAAGTTATATAGAAGAATTCTAGCCAAGAAAGAGTTTTCTTAAGTGGACTAGGAGTTCCTTTATTATCTACTATAAACTCTAATTCTATAGAAGCAAACTCTGTTCCATTCTTACATATAGCAGGAAAATCTGATACACGGAAGAATGGGTCTTCTAGTTTATCTATAGCATCTGATAAGAATTCCACATCGTAATATGCAAGTAAATCTTGTTGCGTATCAGGTGGAAATGCATTTCTATCATATAGATAATCTATAAAGTTTTTGCTAAACTTAATTACTGTATCTTTAAACATTTTACACAACAGATGAATAGGAATTCCTATATCTGTATACTTTTGTAATCCTTTTCCAAGCTTCTTATTTGTCCACACGTGTGGAAGCATTACTATAAGAGAGCTATTATCTACAGAACGGCTCAGTATTTGCTTACGTCCTGTTCCTTTTGGTCCTACGTGTCTACCTTTCATAAAGTTGTAATATTCGTTACAAGCTCTTTGAACTAGACATTCTATATCCCTTGTTTTTACATCTATCCCCATAGACTGTTTATTTCCTATTGATGCTAATACATTACTATAACGTATTATATCTGATAATAATATATTAATGTCATTTACTAATATTTTACTATCTTCCTCTTCCGACCTATATGCTATTGGTAATACATATTGATGGTGTTTGAACATTTGTTCTTTTGTAAACTTACTTATAGAAGATTTCATTTCTTTATTTGCGTATTTACCGAACTCTTGTTCCCAAGAACGTGTATCTATTTTATCCCAATTCTCATACAGAAATCTTGGTCCTCCTCCTACTATATCCCCTGGCTCTGGCATATATTTATCATCACACGGTCCAAACGCTCCTTTTCTTATATAGAAGTCTCCTCCATTACTATTGGAAGTAGCACAGTTTGCTATTGAACGTTGAACGGTTCTGAATATTGCTACGAATAACGGACGCATTACATAGCAGTGTAAGTTTATTAAAGCTGCTTTTGTTTCTCTATCTTCGTCCGTTACTCCAAATATATCTTTTGAAAATAATCCCGTAGGACTATTCTTATCAGCAGAGTTTATAAAAGGAAGACCTTTTCTACTTATATATGCCCCATAATTCATTATAGTTCCATACATAATTTACCTCCTTATAATCTAGCATTTGTTATCTTTGGTATATCTAAAAGCTTCATTTTCGATGCTTCCTTAGTGGCTGCTTCTTCAAGAAGTCGTAACTGTTCTTCTATCTGAGCCTGCACTGCAGCATCTTCTGCATCATCATCTGCAAGTGTATTATTATTATACTTTTCTCTTGGCGGATATGATGTTGCTGGAGGAGGATTTATTTCTGCTGTATCCCATAACACTTCGTGCTGTTTAAAGTAATTTGGTATGTCTGGAGCTTTAGGATACATTTCTCCAAGCATACTATTAACTTGCTGTCTATACGTAGATGCTTCATTATATTTCTTGATTTTCGCATCTATAAACGTTCTAAGCTGGTCTAACTCTATAAGTTTTAAACATACCCAATAATCGCTATTATCTTCTATATACGGCTTATCGGATAATAAATCACTCAATTTTAAATACTTAAGATTTCTATGTTCTCCAAGTCCCAGTGGAGTTTCTCTTAAGAATTTAATATCGGCATCTTTAACTCCATATTTGGATATAACTCTACTCATATATGCATTTGCTATTCTACTAATAGCTTCCGTACTGTCTGGTACTTTAAGTTTCTCTGGGTCATTCCATTTATAGTGGTTGACTTCATCTGTAGTAAATCCTACTTTATACAGAGGACTTCTAGTACTAGAATTGATATGTTCTATAAGTCTACGTCCATCTTCTTTTCCAAACATAATATAATACGGATTATTGTAATCTTGTATCATATTCTTATCATTGTAATTATACGTTTCTTTATAGTCTCCAGGTCCGCTTATAGTTATAAGGTCATTATCAACAGTAACTTTTTCTTTAGCTGTACATTCATTATCTACGATATATTTGATGTTTTGGATTTTATAATTATGGTCGATGTAATAATCATCTCCCTCTTCTAGCTCTTTTCTTTCTATAATACGTTCTACAGTGTATATTTCTTGATAAGACATTCCATCTATTTCAGGAGCAGCTAAGAACTTCATAGCTTCTTTTCTACTTCTATATAGATTTATTATACGTTCTCTAGTACGATTATAACGTTCTGGCTTAGTAAATTCCATACAAAGTTGAATAAAGGCTTCTTCTGTATGAGTAACTAAATATCTGTCGTAGAAGTTATTAAATCTAGGGTCGTTCTTTATTATAAGAACAGGGTCTTCTCCCTCTTTGTATTTAAGAGCATCTTTTAAGAAATCTGGAATAAAGTAATCCCCTCTTTCTATTATATCGTCTACTATAAAATCTCTATTTGGCACATCTATCGTTCTATATTCTTCCATATATTTATCCACCTCTTCAAACTTATGTGTAATAAGAAGAGATGTAGTAAATCCTGTTATGACTGTTTTAAGTCTTGCAGTATCTTCCATTTCCTTATCTAGATTAGTCTTTCTATTTATTTCTCCTCTAGATTTTTCTATATATTTCCATATACCTGGTTTTACTACTTTATGTTTTAAGAAGTTATGAATAAATTGTGGGTTCATATAATAAGTAAGTGGAGATAATTTTCTAGGATTTAATACGACCATTACCATATATGTAAGTCTGTCTAAATCACGTAGAAATATCTCTTCATAATAATCCGTTTTTATTGAGTTATGATATACTTGGAACATTGGAAATTCTCCATCTAGTATCATTGCCATTACTGTTTCTAATACAGTATCTATTCCATCTAATAATGTTTCTAAAGATGGAACTTCCCCAGGCATTAAGTCTGGGGGTAATACTATTTGGTCTATAAGCTCTTGTGTTCCATACCATCCACCGTTAAGAATTTCATTCATAAATATATTCATGTCATTCTTATCGTTAAACGCATCTACGTCAAAACGCATCTTTCCTTCAAACATGCGTTGATTTATTTCATCTATGTCACGAGCTGCACTCATGTTAATCTCCTCCTTATATTTTTATAGTGTTGCTAAAACATGTGCAGTATCAGCCCAAGTAACAGTAGTACTATAAGGTTTTCCAGCATATGTATATTCATATGTAATCTTAGTAGTTTCTCTTAAGTTCTTAGTAGCTGCACTAATGTCTAGCTTAATTATGTTTTCTTCATTTGGAGTATGAACTCCTGGTATTTCATATAGTTTTTCTGTATTCTTCATTAGAGTAATTCCTTTGATATTAAATCTTTGGTTTTCTCCACGTTGAACATTATATTTAACTTCTCCATATAGCTTATGTTCTTTAACTTTAAATTCTAATTCAAAGTATGGAAGTTCTGGAGAAAGTGTAACTGTCTCTTCTTTATTTAAGAAGCCTTTAATTCTATATTCATATGTGATAGTCTTACTCCAGATATCATTAGCATCTCCAGTAAATGGCATCCAAAATCCAAACGATGGTCTAATACTAAGCTGTCTTGCAGTAAGAGTAACATCTGAGAATCTTGCTGTAATACCTCCCGATATAGACTTAATACTAAGCATTTCAACTTCAGTATCATTTGATACGTCAAAGCTCAAGTATATCATATTAGTTTCTGGATTTACTGCTACTTTATCTTTATTAAGTACTAAATACTTAGTTCCACTTGGACTTCCTCCTGGTGTAGGAGATGTTCCTCCTCCTGGAGTTGTAGGAACTAAAGTATCTATATCAAGATTATATGTATTAGAAGACACTACCGCTCCTACTACAGAAGCTTTAACTGTAACTATTCCTCCTAATGCTATAATCTTATCTAAATCTGTACCACTTATAAGAACAGCTGTTCTATTCGGTAATACGTTTATAGTTCCTCTGATTAGATATTCTGTTCCGCCTTTACTAAATGTAAGCACTAATGCACTTTCATTAAATGCAGCAAGAGTATCTCTATCATATATGTATATTATTAAGTTTCCATTTATAAGTTCATGTCTATCTATAACTACAGCTTTCAGAGCTTGAGATTGTCTTCCTCCAGTATATTTACTGTAATACTGTTCTCCAGCTGTACGCCATCTTGCAAGTACTTTATTATCGTCTCCTATTTGATTAGGAAGTGTAGCTTGAATACTTGTACTATTAGCTGATATATTTGCACTGTAGTACTGTTTTATAACTGCGTTTTCTAAAGTATCTCCATTCTCTATTTCATATAGCTCAAATTCTCCTTGTTTAAGACCTGTGAATGTAGCTGATACTATATTACCATCTGTCTTTATATCTCTTATTTCACTCTTAGATACATCAAGATTACTTCCATCTATTATAGCATTTGTATCTGCTATATTAGTGGCATACATATCTGATATCCACATAGGTTCTGAACCTACTGGACATTCTACAGATATAGTACACCCAAATGGAAGAGTATCTTGTAAACCTCTCATAGATTGTAATACGTTATCTGGGTCTAAGTTTATTTCTATTATATTATTTGCATTAGTACTCAAGTTAGGAATAGTCCATCCATATGTAGGATAAAACTTCCCATCTTTATAACTATGTACTCTTACTATTGCAGAAGTATTAGTAATAGAGCTTGGAGATTTAAGCATAATTATATTCTTTTTCATTTAGACCTCCCCATCTGTAATAAATCCTACTGTTTCTAGATTAGAAGTAGTAGGTGTAACTGGAACTAATCTGACAGCAGGAGTTTGATAAATGTATTCGCTCCATAACTTATCTGGAGTACGTCTCATTTCTCTTACTCTTATTCTTATACAGTCAGTATTAAGTAATTTAGCATGTTTATCTTCTGTTATATCACTTATACCAAAGTGCATTGCAGAAGCATTTCCTACAGTAGCATAGATACGTTTTATATCTCCCTTAACAGTAAATCTAGCATCAGGGTCTACCATAGCTATTTCTATTAAGTCTCCAGCTCTTAAGTTAGGGAATGTAGCACTAAACATAGTGTCTCCTATATAAGCAGAAGATATTAATGGTACAGCAGACCTAGCTCCAGTATGAGCTTGAGTATCTTGTTCTGTTCCAGGACCTCCCCATGATTTTGGAACCCAGTTTGGTAAATTAGGAATTCCCTTAAGTCCATCTGTTCCTACTATATCATCTGGATATCCATCTAGTCCGTTCCATCTCCATGGACATGGGATAGTATCTTTATTTATATTAGTACATCCAAAGAATACTCTACTGTAGTTAGATACAGTATCTGTAGCTCCGATGAACTCAAATCCTTTTGTAAGTCCTGTACATCCAGAAAAAGCTTCTGTGACGTTTGATAACTTAGGACAAGCTGTAAATATATTTTCTATAGCATCTGTATTAATTAATGTAGTAACATTCTTAGCAAATGCTTTAGCAGAAGTTGCTTTAGGAGCTACTATCATCTTAGGAAGTTTTACTATATTTGTATTTTCAAACATCCCGTCTAAATTTCCATCTTCTATAGTAATAGTAAAAGCAGACATATCTGTAGGGTCTAATGTTTCTGTACTATTGTATGCTCTTATTCTACTTGGATAATAAGCTTTAAATTGAGCTACATTTTTAAATACCAAGTTCTTACTATCAAATGTGCTTGGATATGCTCTGTTTGTATTATATCCTTGATATGGATTTGGAGCTATAGGGTCATCTAATGTTTTACTTACATATCCAGTTAAGTCAGCAGTAGTATGTTTCCAATATTCAGGGTCTTTCTTAAGACTTGAATCTGCAAATAATCCAGTAGCATTTGTTAGAGAAGCTGGTAATAAATCATTTGCGTGTGGTACAGATGTAACATGAGTTCCAGCAAATGCGTGCGTTATAGACGATAACAATGGCATTCCCTTAAATAAATTAGGAGATATACTTCCTATTCCACTATTACGATATAAGTTATTAGCAGAAGTTATATTAGCTCCCTCTATAGATTTTACAGTCTCAGGATAATCTGTATTTTCAAATAGTCCGTCTATGTTAGTAATGTTATCATCAAACTTAACTGTAATATATCTCCATAAATGAGGAATTCTTTTATATACTTCCGCTAGTTCTCTTTTAGCCTCAGCTATATTATCATATGTAAATGTTAAGTTATCTGTATTATCGTCTTCTCTTGTAAAGTATGCTGTCTTAGGGTCTAGATTTCCAGCTAACTCTTGTTTTACCATCATACTTGATGTAATGAAGTCTATATATTGAACATCACTACGTGTACGAAGTATTCTATCTACGTCTGCTAGTTCTGGTATATGTGTATCAGGAGCTATTCTAAGTTCTTTATTAGCATGTTGAGCAAGAGTAACAGCTGGTATATCGTCTGCTACATTATATTCTCTAACTTCGCTATTAATACATTTAACGCTTATAGTACCAGATTCTACTTCAGGTATTTCAAGCATAAATATATTATTAACTGTAGATGATGTTATATCTGCATCATATTTTAATTTCTTAACTATTTTAATAGCATAACCATTTGCATATAAAATATGCGGAGTATTATCTACATTAGTAAAAAAAGAAATAGGAACTTTCATACCAATAGATATAGCTCTTCCTGTAATATCTATACCATCTATATCTATAGTTACAGGATATGTAGTGTTTTTAGGCACTTTAATATAAAATGGATTATGCCATGTGAAGTTCTTTTCTATTTTTGTTTTTTCTATAACTTCTTGCATATCTGATTCTAATTTATCTATAGAAGCAGTTATAGAAGCATCTGAAACTGATGGGTCTTTATTAACTAAAAAATGAAATAAAATCTCTCTAGCAAATGCTTTCACTTGCTCTTCTGACATTATTAATCCACCGTGTTCTTGAAACGGATTAGCCATTTAAATTAATCCCCCTTTCTTGTTATTATTTTGATTATACCTAAATCCATCGTACTCTTAAGTCTTTCAAATAAATGAGTATATGGACTTTGACCTAATAATGGTTCGTATAAAGATACATTCCATACATTAGGATTTGCAACCTTATTTATAGCTCTATCGCTCTTATTCTTTTCTAAGAAGTCCATATTAAGATTTATACTAGCATCTGTATTTGTAAGGTTTTCTATTACTATACTTGTAAGCTTTTGTCCATCTGGTATAGTAAAACCGTCCATATAAACTTCTACAGCTGGAGAACTTCCTGTATAATATTTAACCTGTATTTTATTTGCAGGGTCGTGTACATTATACACAGTATTACTTCCAGATGCAAGTTTCTCTACTACGATATTATCTTTTACTTTATATACAGTATTAGCAACTTCATTATAAGAAACTCCATTTATATTATCAAATAATGAATTGTAAGATGTAGTTGTAGAGAAATGTACTCTCTTATTAAATCTAGCATTTGTATGTATAAGCTTATTTATATGCTTAGTAGCAAATGTTTTAGCAGACTCTTTCCATACAGCTTGCTCACTTTTTATTCTAAGAGTTACTGTAAGTGGAGCTTTAAATAAATCTTTTATATTAACGTACTTATTAGTATCAGTATATATCCAGTTATTGAAATATACTGTTGCTTTTAAAGTACCGTTATCTTCATTCCAATCTAATTTAATTTCATCTAATATCATTCCTAATACAGTATCATATATATCTAAATCTGTAATAGGAATAGTATTTGCTGTTTTACTTATCTTTGCAGAAAAGTTTATAGCAGATTCTGTATCAGTTCCATTTTCATTCTTATATGTAATACCTAATATAAAATCAAGCATTTCACCATCTTTAAGAACTTCACTATCAAAATCTTCATCTGTTTCTAATAAAGGCATAGGTACTTCTAATATGACAGTAGGGTCTATAGTGTTTATAGTTGTAGACACATCTGGACTATATCTATCATAATATATCTTTTTACCTAATTCTCTAACTTCTGCTCTAGTAGCAGCATTAGCATTAAGTAAATCTACAGATGCCTTTACTTCTTCAAGCATATCTTTAGTAGCTTTACTTAATTGTGTTAAAGATGGAGCTTCTCCATAGAAATATGATATATCTTTTCCTGTTCCTTTAATTCTAATTTGTGTTTCTCTAGTAAATGTAAATGAAAGCATTTGCCACTTTGTAAGTGTAAATGTTCCCTCTCCTACTATACTAAAAAAGATATTATCATCTGATTTATTTTGAATTACAAAATATGCACCCTCAGGTATAGTCAATACATCGTTATTACTAACTATATCTTTATGCACTGGTTCTATGTTATAGTTCCTTAGAGGTTCTATATCATATGTAGTATATGTAAATATACCTCCGCCCTGTTCTTCATACCATAAATAAGAACCTTGCTTAACTCTACCATTCCAAGTATTAGGACCACTTAGTACAAATATACCTGCTGTATTAGTAGGTTCTCTATCTTCAGTAGTAAAGGCTAATCTTACAATGGAATTCTTAATAGCAGACGTATTTTGTGTAAACACGATTTGGTCTGCTGTAGTACTCAGAATAACTTTTTTCCAAGCCATAATTAATTCCTCCTTTAATTGTTTATCAACAGCAAGATTGTCAAGCGATGCGGTAAAAAAAAAGAAAGAGAGAAATTATCTTCTCTCTCTTCTCTTCTTTGTAACACAGCTAATAAGCCATGATACAAAGATAAACATTAGGAATGCCATTGCTAGCACTCCTAATGTGAAATGTTTTAAAGAAGCTGACATGTTATCAGCTCCTTTTGTTATTACCATTATTCCTATTACTAGAACTACTAGTAGTAATCCTAGTAAAATATTATTCAACATTTTTATCATATCTGATACCTCCACTATTTTATTATATACCTTATGATATATAGCTAAAAATAGCTTATAATAATTGGTCTATTTTACTAATTTTGAAGGTATCTATTACTCCTATATTACCACTGACACGTTCTTCTTTAGATAGCTCTTCAGCTCTCTTCATATTAGCTTCATTTATAGGAACTATTCTTGTTTCAAGCATAATTCTTCTCAATATATCATCTTCTAGTGGTTCGTTCTCTTGAGCAATCATCATAATAGCTATCGGGTCGCTGAAGTCTTCCGCAAGCCATATAGTATTCATTACTCCATTAGTAACATCTTTAAATTGATATTTAAACCAAGCAGAAAGTTTCTTCATATCTATAACCTTAGTTTCCACTTTATTCTTATTTCTAAAGAATCTTCCAATGTAATATGTTTCTGGTACGACGTGGTCTGCTGTTATTATAAACATATTAAATCCGTCTTCAATATCCATCATAGAATAATTAAAGAAAGATATTGCAACTTCATATACTATATTCGCATACGGAGTTTCATACAACCATACCCAAACATCATATGATATGAAACTATGCTTTTTGGAAGCTATTACTACGTTATAATCTTCTATGTCTACTCTACGTTTATCTATATCAGACCTGAAGAACATGTTTCCTTTATCATCATAATCAATACTGTACATATATAGATTTTCATTAAATGTACTCTCTATCTTCACTCTAAAAGCTTCCTTATCCACTTCTTTGAGCTTATGTCTTAATTGGTTATAAATATCTATGATAATAAGGTCGTAGCTAAATAACACGTCATTAGGCCTTATAAACATCACTTCCTTAGCTAACGTTTCATTCATATATATCAGACACCTCCACTTTTATAAATAGTCTGATTATAAACCATAGTGGTCTGATTATCAATGCGTGTATAGCTATTCCTAATATTACTAATGGGATTATTAATATAAGACTTAATATCAATCTAACTACACTAACTAGCTTTATAACAGGTAGTACTACATACTTTAACCAAGTTAATAAAAAGAAACTATTTGTAACATTTACTATTGCGTTTATGAATTTAGTATCACTGCTTATCATCGTTATCTCCTTTTCTTCTTCTGTTCTAATATAAATTTACTATCAGGTCTATATCCATAACTATAATATTTGTATACAGGTTCTGGTATCTCCCTGTAATGTACTTGAGAATACATATCTGTATAAATATCCTCTCTTACTTTTTTACTATGGTTTGCAATTACTTTTGGAAAGCTCAAATCTAGTCCTTCAAATACAAGTCCAGACTTTCCTCCAATACGTGCAACTCTACTGATATTTTGCATATAATCTGCTGTACCAAAATTAAATTCTAGGAATATAAGTGCACGTAGATTCTTATTATCATATCCACGTCCCATAGATTTAGTCGTAGTAACTATCCATGGTTTAGTTTCGCTTATAGCCTTTTCTTTCTTATTTATAGTACTGTTATATATACCAATATCTTCTTCTTTAATACCATAATAATTTATGAGCTTATCCTTTACTATTTCACAATTTTCTATACGTCCTACATATAATGCTATACTACCTCCATCTTTTATTAAAGTACGAAGTGGACTATCGTCAGATTTATAATAATTCTTCATTACATAATCTAATAATACATCCTTTCTAGCAATATAATCATTATATCTCACTTTAAAAAGCTTCTCATCATTCATATGCATTAAGAAGTATTCTCTTTTAGTAGGACTAAACTTATACTTAATAACATAACATTCTCTATTAACAGGAAGTCTTACATCTGCTCCTAGAGTTTTAGCATGTTTATATATCATTTGAAATATATTGTCATCTGGTCTCATGTTTTTAAACTTAGTACCAGTTAAGTATAAGTTATATTTAAAATTCCCCCAACATTCCAAGAAGTATAAGTTCTTAACATAAGTATCATATTCATCCATTATCTTCATATCACATTTGAATTTATTAAATATTACATTTGTGACATTCATCATTCCATATCTTTTTATTAATGATTGAATCATACTATGTGTTAAGAATATTCCATTTACTTTCTTATAGTCTATTTCCATAAACCCTTTAGATTGGTCTAGTCTTAAGAGTCCCTCAGATGTTCCAAAGTAATCTACAAAAGCATCATAAGTTTGCTCTACTAAATCACTACTATAGACTATAAACATAAACTTACATTTCATCTTAGATACAATAGCAGCACTCATAAATGTTTTACCAAATCCTGGTCTTGCACAAACACAGACTCTTTTATCTGGTTCATTTGTAAAATGTTCTACTGCTCCTTTTACTATATCTTTCTGATGGTTCATTTCTTTATATTTAAGTGGACTATACTTTACTTCTTTATTATCATTTGGTATTATTATTTCTCTGTAGAATTTACCTTTAATTAAACTTTCTAATAATTCAAATTTGATTTTGGGGATACAAATATGATCCCCAATCTCAAAATATGCTGTCGGAACTTCTGCTTTCGTCATAAAGTCCAACACACTGAACTTACTACGTAAATTCATTGCTATTTCTTTACTTATGTAGCCACGTTCAATCCAATAAGCTGTTGATGTTTCGTAATTCATCTATCCTCCTATTGGCCTCTTGCTTTGTTAACCTCACACATGTATTCTCCCATACCATATATGTTAGAAACCTTTGTCTTTTTAAATCCTATTCCTGTTGCAAATTTTTGACATACTACATTATAATCTGCAATTAATGCTTTTAATGTATTATGTCCTGTATATATGTTTACTTTACTTACTAACTTTGTAGCTATACCCTTATTTCTAAACTCTTCGTCTACGTATATAGTATCTATATACGTATAATATGGCTCTACCGCAAATGCTATAAAGCCTCTACAAATTCCATCCACTTTGGCTACAACACATCTAATTTTATGCTTATGATAATATGTCTTGATATCATCTGCAAATGTTCCTATATTACGCATACGACATCCATATTCATTTTCATCAATACCATGGTTTATATGGTCCTCACAGAGCTTTAGCTCTGCAAGGTATATATAAGGCATTTCAGATGTCCCAGCATGTTTTATTTCAATGTCCATTTTAATCCTCCTCATCGTCGCTGTAATCATCATCTTTTTGACTAACGTCACAAATCTGTTTACATACTTCATAATTATATTCATTCTTCAACTCTATGTCACTGTCATAATCTTCACGAAGTATTCTTTGTAATTCTTTTGGTACATCTGCTTCTGTTAATTCTCTATTATCTACTATATTATATAATACATCTGCCTCGCAAGGCTCTACTACTGGTATTACACTTAATATATTTGATTTAACATATCCATGATGTATCTTATTACTAAATTTCTTACTCTTATCTACAGAAGATGTAAGTTGATTTACGTGTATAATATCTATAAGCTCTGTCTTTTCAGTAGGCTTAGAAGATAAATCAGAAGCATCTCTCATCATAGCATTTACTATCATTTCATAATACATTGAATGGTCAAATGAAACTTTAGTTTGACAGTATTTATAGAATGAGCTTAGTTGTTCTGCTCTTGTCATAGACGATAAGCCTGTTCTATCCCATTTATCTTCTGGTAACAGATATTTACTTGTAGAACTGTGCATACGTAACATTACTTGGATATCTTTTGCAGTAAGTAATACGCTATCATTTGGTATATAGATAGTTAGAGTAAGTCCATTTAATTCTATTGGTTTATCTAATAATATATCTACATATTCGTCATTGATAAATAGTCTCTTGAATCTATATCCATCCATGTCTCTAAGTTCTACTTTAGTTCCTACAGCAAATATAATCTTATCAAATTCAAAGTCTGTAATATAATTTGTATCTAGTATGAAGTCTAGTATGTTTTCATAACGTTTTCCTCTGAATATTACTGGTATTGGTTTTACAAAGGCATTATTACTATGTTTAATAGATATTACCTTTTGGAACTTTCCTCCGATTACATGCATACCATATTCATAGATATTATTTTTAAATATACCTGTATCTTGTAAGAATTTATTATTAGCTCCTGTACATACTTCACATACACAATTTACACCATGACAATGATGAAGCATACGTAAACTTACCATAGCTCCTATAAGGTCTGTTCTATTTAAATCAACATAACCTAATATATTATATGTTATTGGGTCTACGATATATTTATATCTGTATTTTTGTAAATCTTTCTTACTCTTTATTTTAACTATTTCATAATCGTGAGTTCCACAATCATGTACTACAGCTCTAGTTACATCTTTATTTATTTTAGTTTCTGTAAGAGCTACATTTATAAGTTTACCTAATTCTCCTGGTTCTTGAACTTCATTCTTTCCTTTTATAACAGCTTCTAATGCTTGATTATCTAAGTGAACCATATCTGGCAAATTACGAAGTCCATTAAGCCATCCAGATATAGTATTATTCTTTACTTTACCTGGGTCTAATTGGTCTGGTTGTAGTCCTACTTGTACAAATCCCATTATCTGAAGTTTATTTGACTTAACACCAGATTTCAAGAAATCAGATAGTGGATGTACATCTGCTTTTATTATAGTATCATTTATGTATTCATATTTCTTTTCCACAGTATATGGGTCATCTGTCTTCTTTATTACAGGATTTCTAAATAGCTCTGCGAACTCTGGATGTTGTTCGTATGCTCTTAAGTATCCCATTAGACTGTGGTCCATTGATAATGTTTCATTTGATACTACTGATAATCTGTGGAAGCAACTGAATATATCCCCCAATAAATGTGGGAGCATTATCACTGGATTATCTATTCTTTCTTTACAAAGTTCTATTACATGATTCATATAAGTATTAAATCTTCCTTTGTAATAGTTATCTCTGTATATTAATTCTTTCCTTATATCATGAGGTACATCAAAATCTTCCAATACTTCAAATATATATGTATTTAAAATGCATCTTGACTTTATACCCCGTAGAAATATATCTTTTTCTAATTTTACTATAACTTTTTCATCTGAAAGTGGATTGACAGCAAACTCTTTCTCCAACTCTCTCATCTTGACTAAATCTCTACGATCGTATAATAACATTTCTTTCCTCCTACTTTTTGATATAATTTTGATTAAACATCACAGCAGGATTTATTCCATACAATCCTAGTAATTCATATGCTAAATCTATAGATATATCCTTATTTCTTTCTATCTGCTTCTTAAGCATTCTAACTAAGCTTGACTTTCTTACCTGTTGTGATTTCATTAAAGGTATACTCTTTCCCTCAGAAAGAATAGTATTACAAACTACTCCTGTAAACATTGGCATTGCTACCAATGCAGGATTAGGTATTTTATCTAGTTTCATTTTCGTAGAAAACTCATTTGTACCATAACTTCTTAATGTACGTACTAACTCTTCAAAATGTTCATTAATAGGAACTATTGTGAGATTCTTTAACGGAACTCTTTGTCCATTTAATAGTATGTTTTCCCCATCTACAAACACAGGGTCTTTAGAAAAGATATACGCATCATTTTTACCATTATTTTCAAACATAATAGCAAATTTATCTTGTGGTACATATTCATCAGTAATTACAAACTTTCCGTTATCTATTGTAAGGTATTTCATCATTCGTTCTCCTTCCAGTTGATATTTAAACCAATGGCATTCAAATACTCAGGTAAGCTATGAAGAGAGCTGTTATCGTCTACTTGCATAGCATATAAGTCTGCATCATTTAATAATCCAGTTAAATGTGCTGTAAGTTGCACGTCCATCTTTGTTGCTTTCTTACTATGGATTGATTGTGCATCTCTTTTTGATTTAGACTTTTCTTCTGGTATACCTTTTGTAGTAAGAGTAACTTCCGATATAGAACTATTTTGATATTCTGGGTCGTGTATATCTCTGATAGTATAAACGCTTCCTACTAAATGTTTATCAGTAAGAGGTCTAATTCTATTACCATCTCTATCACATACCCAAATAGTCTGTTCTTCATATCCCCATTTACTTAAAATACGCATAGCTTGTGCTCCACTTTCCATATCTATTCTTTGCTCATATGGCATTATAGCTATTGGTATTGCAGGATAGTTCATTAAAATAGTATCTATATCTTTATCTGAAAATGATTTATGTGCTTTTTCTAAATCAAATATGTTAAGCACTTCTCTATAATCAGATATAAGTCTTTTCTTTTCTTCTTTATCTGTTAATGTTTTATATTTTCTAGTCAAATACATACTCATTCCTGTAAGCCATTGTTCCCATAACACTCCTGTAATACTTCTTGCTATGTGAGCACTTACTGAGAATACCATATCTATTGGTGTTCCGTCTTCTGCTACTAGATATCCTCCGTAGACTGAGTTTTGACTTGTAGCTTTACATCCGTGTTCATTACTGAATTTACATCCAATAGCACCAAAATCATACGTAACTATTTCCATTCTGATAAAAGGACACGTTAAAGCTTTCTTCTCTGTACGGAATTTGCTTATACTAAAGTTCTCATAAAATGCTATAACTTTATTATCACAATTACTTCTATCATATAATACATATGGTCTTAATGCATTAGCTACTTTTTGTCTAAATTCTAAATATTCTAATCTATATCTTTCTAAAATAGGGTCGTTTTCTATTGGTTCGTTAGCAGTAACTTCAAAGTATCCAATATAACTATTTGGTTCTACTATAATTTGGCTATCTTCTAAACCTACAGGAGTGTCTGTAGATTGTGAAATACTACTAACTGTTTCTTCATCTTCCACTATTTTAAATATTACTGGTGTTTTTAATAACTTTCCTAATTCTGGTATCTTATCTGGAAAGTCTGATTTTATTATTTTATTTTCTAATGCTATATTTACAGTCTTCATTTTGATAGTTCCTAGCTTTGCAAGAGCTGAGTCAGACAGCTTAGCAGCATCATCAACCGTATCTTTATCAATAGTATTTATCATTACCAAGTTTACTCCATACTTTACTATATCCATAGTAGGGTCATATTGGTCTGGATATTCAATACAAAAGTTATCATCGTCATCAGAAATATCATATTCAACTCCTATTTCTAATGCATCTAAATCTGTTTTTTGTATACAGCAAATTCCATTTGTATTTATATATCCATTACTATCCATCAGATATATTCTATCATTTAATTTATAAATGTATATCTTACGATATTGATACACTATCTTATGAAGAAGTGTTATTTTACCTCTAGCTTTATGTATACAACTACTTCTACTAAGCATATCTCCATATAGTGCAGAAGATAGTATTGGAACCTCTGCTTTAAGTGGCATTACCATATTATCAAATTGATTGACAAACATATCAACTCTCATACTATGGTCTTTATCAGCCAATGGAGATAATAATTTCGTAGTTTGATATTTAGCTAATTTTGTTTTAGACATATCTATTCTACGTCTCTTTTTAAATGGAGCTTCGACTGGAGGTTCTGACACTGTCGGTATATTCCTCACTATTTTTTTAACAGTCCTCATTTCTCTCATTTCTTTCTCCACTCTGTTAATGTCATCGAACGTTACTTCCCATTCATCTGGTTTGAATTTCATTTTCTTTCCTCCTTGTTATATCTATTTATTATATTGCAATCCAGCAATCACACCTGCTATAACTACAACATTACGTTTATAATCACTATAGTCAGTATATATAGTTATACTTTTAACAGTATTATCCGTATATCTGTTAATAATAATAGTTATTTTTGAATTAGCTAAGTCAACTATTATTGGTACATTTTTGTCAGAACCAAGACATTCTAACACTTCCTTATTATCACTGTCTAACACAGCTTCATATCTAGTAGCACCACTGTGCTCAAAAAAGATTATATTCACATCTCCTATAGTAATTTTCTCATTTCTTTTCATCATATATCACTCCTTTTATATTGTAGTATATACTTCTTTCATCAGTTTGATTAAGTATGCATTATCAATACCTTTTATAAGTTGTTCCTCACTAGCATTCATAATCTTAGAATATGTAGCTAACGATTTTATATATGATTTGGTATTACTATTAATAACATCAGACATAAGTCTACATAGATATTCATATGCCTTATGGTTCTTATCAATAGTTCCTCCTCTTACAGATATACCTTTATCATTTTTATATAATATTATTTTATTATTAGATGTATCAGAAACAGTAAACTCTAACATATAATAATACGTATTCTTCTTTTTAAACTTTATATAATCTCCAAACTTAGAATACTTTGGTTTACTGTTATATAGAAATATAGCATCTCTTGCTATTTCTAATATATTTGCATCTTTAAGTTTATTTTCTTCTATAAACATATTTGTATACTTCTTCAAATACTCTTCAAATTTCTCTGATAGATTGAATTCGTTAGCTAAATCTCTCATTAAGCAACCTATCGTTATATTTCTAGCCTTTCTGTCGGCTTCTTTTAAATTTATATATGTCTCTTCAGATATAAGACCCTCCTCCGCCAGTATACTTACGTTAGCAGTGACCATGTCCCATTCTGTGATATTACCTTTATATGTTTTTATTTTCATTATATTTCCTCCAGTATCAACAGAATAAACATTTTCTCTTGTTGAACAACTAAGTGTCAAGGTAACTTAAGTACCTCCTGAAATATTTAATAGATTTGGAAAAATTATAATAAGCAAACGGGTTTTTACTGCGGTTTGCTTCTACTGTACTGTTAGTTAATGTCTTAGAAATGCATAGTTAGAAGAAGATTTAAAATTTTAGATTTCATATTAGAATACCTGAAGATTTCTTTTTTTTTTTGGTATTAAGTTATCTTGACGACAATAAATATGTCACGAGCAATCCTTTTAAATGTATATAATCCCCTTATTCAATTAAGGGGATTGCATTTAATTACGCCGTACAAAAATGCGATAGGTAACTCTGCATTACATGAGTTACCTTTCAACATAATTATAAGTACGTCCTTGAAGCATGTCTCTGACAACGTGATATCTTAACCCGACTACATCTGCTATTTGATTTAATGTGTAGCCTTTATCTCTAAGGTCCAATATTTGCTTTATTGTATCTTCCTCTAAATAAGGTAGGTTTTTTATTAACCGTTGTGCGTGTGCAACGTTTTCCCGTTGTGATATGTATTCAAGATTTGAAAGTGCACTATTAGTCTTATCACCATCTATATGATTTATAATCACACCTTGGTCTTGTTTACCTACAAACGTATGCATCACTACTAAGTGTATCTTAGCCATAACTTTCTCAGCTCTATCACTCATAAGATCTACTCTCAGATATCCTTTTCCATCTCCGAATTTTTTCAATGGAACATCAGAACCTTTTCTGTATATGTTTCCATCTTCATCGACTTCATATTTATTAAATATTTGGCCCTTGAGTATAACTGTCTTTCTCATACTCAATCATCTCCTTTAAATTAATTACAAAGATGATTGTCAATTATAGGGAATTATGCACTTTTGATATTTTGAAGTTTTTGAATGTCTGCTTCTGTGAGGATGTCTTCGTCTTCTACCTTAGTATCGACATTAAGTAATTTGTATACTGCTAAATAAGAACCTTCTATCAAGTTAAATGATTCGTTAAATGTACCTGATATTGGGTTGTAAGTTCCTCTCTTTGGATTAAGAGCGAAATATGTAGGAAGTATAGATTTTCTTGCTATATTAAATAGTCCTTTTGTGTCTCCGTCAAAATCTCCATAGTCTGCTGCATCTACAGTGATAGCATTAAATCTAAGTACTTGTTCTCTATCGTTTGTAAGTGCTATGATTTCTTCTGAGTTTTGACTGAACATATATATGCAAGGCGGTCTGTAGGATAATATAAAGTTTTTCTTATCCTTTCTCAAGTCTATTAATACCTTCGTCATAAGCTTACAATCAAACTCATTCGGTATATTAGACCTCATTCTATTAATAGATTCAGGCGTCACTCCATACCTATCGTAATATTCTCTAAATGGACCGATAGTTATTTCTCCAAATATTCTATAAGGAATAGTACACACGTCTAATCTACTATTGAATGTAAGACCCTCTATAATACATCTACAACTATTATTCATTCTCTTACTAACAGTCTTACCTCTAATCAGAGATTCTTTACCATCTCCAATCTCATCCATAATGACATTCATTATCTGTTCAAATTTCTCACTTATATTTTGTAAATATATCTTCTTCTTATTCTGCGAAGCATATTCACTTATGTTATTTAGTTTGTTTATATTGTCACTGATGATAATATAATACTTATTTAACTCATGTGTTCTTACATCTGCTTTACCACTAATACTTTCTACAACTTGGTAATGTCTAAAGTCTTTTGATATAACAGGTATTGCATTAGTCATTGCTTGGTTTATAGTCGTCATAAAGAAATTCTTCATTTCTGGCTCTACATATGCTTCTATAAACTGTACTAAGTTATTTCTATCTTGTAATTCTAGCATATTCCAGGATTTACGCTTAATCCCATCTCTCTTATTGCAATTAAACAAATCCTTCTTAATCTCTTTCTCTGATATAGAAGTCTTCTTTGCATATTTGAAAAAACGTGTAAGCCACGTCGGATTAAACACTTTAAAATTCTTTGATATAATCCAACCTCTCACTTTTTGTACAGGAGTTACTAATGTTCCACAATGCTCACAAGTTCCTCCAGGAGTACTACTTACAGTTCTTCCACAAGCACAACTACATCTTTTAGCTTGTACTTGCTTAGGGTCGTCTGAACGAAATCCAAACTTATAACTGAATATACTGTCTTTACTTATCAATGAGTCTCTTTCACTATCTATATTATCATAGTTAATGTTAGTATCTATAATAAACCCTTTACCAGATTCCATATCTTTTTTATAAAGCTCTTCTAAGTTTATGGTATCAAAACTCATACCATATTTTATCTTTACACTTTTCTTATTCTCTTCTACTTGTTTAACAGTAGCTTCGTATAGAGCTTTTCTACCTGATGGAATACCAGATAGGGATTCTACCACTGGTGGTAAATAAAAATTCTCAATCATTTTCTTTCCTCCTTTTTGCTTTAATCGTATTTAATAAAACCTAAATACGACCTAATATATATAGTTATCTGGCTAACAAAAAAATAAAGCAGGGAATTTTACATCCCTGCATTATAATTTTATTGTATAAAAAAGTTAGAAAGTATGCTTAATTTTATACGAAGTTCTACTACCAACATATGTAAGCAACGTATTAATACGCTCCAATTCTTTCATACATTCGCTCTTTTCTTTAATAAAGTCACAATCATATTGAATTCCTTTATCAGAAACTTTAAGAGTCTTATAATATCCAAATAACCTATTATTAAGTCTTCCTCTAGATTTAGCTATAACCACTACTGATACTGTGAAAGGAACTTTAGTTTGTTTAGATAGCTCTGCTAACCTTTCATCTATCATATTTGTAAACGGACTTTTGTAATTAAATGGAAAATGAAATATAGGAAATTCCTGTAATATTCTTTTATCATTTACTATTTCAATCATATTTACATATGGATAATACGTATTCTTATTATAATTTTCAGCACGTATTATGTTAATAGCATTCATCTTTACTCTGTTATCAGTACAGTTTGTTATATCTATCGCTATATTAAACTTTATAGCTTTTGCTGGATAGTTAAGCTTTTGAGCAAACGTATCACAGATGTCATCGTATTCGTATAATATCATTTTCTTCCTCCTATTTATAATACTTTATTCTACTCATATCTAATGGTAATCCAAGTCCAAACATCGTAGCAATAGATGCACAGATGCTTTCTATGGCAACCTCAGATATTTTTACTACTTCTTTTTGCTTAGCTTTAAATTGAGGAGATTCCATTCCGAACTCTTCAAATAAGTTATTTAATTCTTGTTTATATTCAGTTCCTACTGTATCAAATACATAATTAACGATATCTCCTGATTCTATTCCTACAGCCCTGAACACATTAGTATAACGATTACCTTTTCTAACAGAAGCCATGAAACTTTCAAAAGGATTATCACTGTTGAGATTGCTATCACTACCAGAAGAGCTATCATCAGAGGAATCATCAGAACCAGACTCACTGTCGTCACTTGATGCAAATGGATTTTCAGACGAATCTGAGCTAGACTCTCCATTATTCGCTTCGCCGCTGTCTGAGTCTGATGAGAATGGGTTTTCACCATCTGTAGAAGATGTATTCGCATCTCCAGAAGAGGAATCCCCATCATCTGAACCGAATGGATTTGAATCGTCGCCGTCAGAGCTTGATTCATTCTCTCCAGATTCTTGTTCACCTTCTTCAGAGTTTTGATCGTCGCCGAAAGGATTTTCAGTATCACCCTCTCCAGTACCATTATCCCCTTCTTCATTTTGGTCTCCAAAAACATCATCATCTTCTTGCACATAGTCGTTATCCTCTTGTTCGGCTAACTCCTTATCTTCTCCTTGTTTTTCTTTTTCAAGTTTAAGTATATATTTAGCCAAATCCCTAATTTCAGTACTATGCTTTTTAGATAGGTCTTCTATCATATCTGCAATAATACCTGAAGTTATATCCCCATCTTCTTCTTCAAAAGCAGCTTCTCCAGCATCTTCCATAGAAAATCCTTTTTCAAATCTGTCTTCAGTAGTGCTGAATTTACAATTATGGTCTAATACAAACTTTTCAGAAGCGTAGTCTATATGACTTACAGCTGTTTCTAATACAGGAGTAAGTATATTTCTAGGTCTTCTATCTAGCATATTTCTTATATAATCATAAGTCACTCCCATATTTTCTAATGCAGATGCATTAACTCTTTCATTTGTACCTGGATTTATGTTAGCAATTATACTACCAAATACTCTTGTAGTAAGTTTATCTCTAAGTTGTAACATATCCAAATCTACACTAATATTATTCATTATAATATCCTCCTTATAAACTATTTATAAAATCTTTATCTTGTAACAGGCTTTTTAATACTATTGTATTAATACCTGGTGTGATACTTGCAACCATAGCAAATATTTTCTTATCTTCTATAACTCTAGCGATAAGTTCCTCATTAGTTTCGCATTCTTTTCTAATAGAACGTATATAATCCTTTGTGTTCTGTAACATCTTCTTCTCCTTCATCTACTATTAAATATTTACTTACTAAATCAGTACATATTTTATTTCCCTTAGTGATAAGTAGTAATACTTTATTTTGTGCATCTCTCTTAGTATATGTTCTTTCATTCATATTCGCCATGTTCTTTATATCTTCCGCAGACCATTCTTGTAATACTTTTTGCGTACGCTTAAGTAATGCTAATAACTCTGATTCTCTATTCTTACATAGCATTTGCTGTCTATCAAATATTTTACGCATGTGTTTTACATGTTGCTCAAATGTCAATTTGTGTATTCTTCTGTATTTGTCACATATCATGTATGTATAATATTTTGCACTACGTTGTATATTCCATTCCATATACGCATTTATTTGGTCAGTATAATAAATAAATAGCTCAACTCTTTCGTTATCAGATAAGACTTTAAAGCAGTCAGTATCAGCTATATTCCAAGCATCATCTAAACACACTCTAAACTCTGGCTCAAATAAGATATCATTGTGTATTTTTATCATATTATCTACGTCGTTTATACTCATATCATGTATCTGCTCATTCTTATATAATGTTTGTAACCTTTTATTAAAGTCTTTCTTGAACTTTCTAGCGGTTTCGTTTGTAGGTCTTTTATATGCATGAAGAACGATTACATAGGGACTTATTATAACAGTATCTTTAAGAATACTTCTATTATATACATCCGCAAATACTTTCTTCATAAGTTCCATATTTACCATAGCTACAGCTCCAGAAGCCATTGTACGTGGTCTGGAGTCAGTAAATGGTGCTCCATATAAAACTATCTTTATACCTTTATTTAGATTTATATCTGTAAATTTCTTTTTTATTTCTAGTGGAACAGACACTTCCTCAGCATAATCACGGGAAGTGTCTCTATTCTTATATTTTGCTTTAGACGCCATATAATCAATCCTTTATATCATTTTATAGTTTCCTGAATTCATTCTCAATGATGACATATAATCACGCATAGATGCTCTAAAGCTTCCATATCCATTTCCTATAGTATTAAAGAAAGATTCTACAGCAGCTTCTGCGAAGAATGCGAATAATCCTTTCGGCATCTTTGAGAACACAGTATTTTGTCCACACATTGTAGCCAACATATTAAACGAACTCATCGGATTCCACATAGCTCCTAAGAAGTACGAAGAGTTTGTTTTTATACTCCAATACTTATTAAAATCTGGCATTGTAGATTGTGTATATATAGGGTCTATTTGTAGCGTTATATCTAATTCAGTAGGCACTCCAAATGTAGTTTGGAATGTGTTATCAGTCTTAACACTCATATTACTTATAACAGCTCTAGGACAGTTTATAACTCCTTTAGAGAATGCTGCACAGTATAATGCAGATGTAGGAATTATTAATGTTTGTCTAGGCATATTAGCAGGGTATACATATGGTAATAATAATGCTAGAGTAAAATGAAGTCTAGCAAGACTATATCTATCTGAAGAAAGAGCCATATCTCTAATGCTTACAGAATAGCTGAAGTTACTTCCGCTTCCTTGTTGTACTTTAGGAATGTATAAGTTTGATATAAGAAGTCCTCCTAATACATTTCCATTATTATGATAAGCCCATTCATTAGTCATTTCTGCAACTAAGTCCATATTATCGCCCATCTCTGCAACTCCTGTTTGACCATTAGCATTTGCTCCGTCTCCAGTAGCTGCTCCATCTCCTGCAGGTGCTGCAGCCTGTCCTCCAAATTTATTAAGAAACGAACTTGCAGCTCCTAGTATACCGGATTTCATTCCTTTCTTAGCTCCGACGATACTGTTTTCAGCTATTTTAGAAACTCCTGTTTCTATACTCCAGCTATAGTTTCTATCAATAGGTCCATTACAATAGAATACAGTATAAGGAGCAGTCTTTAAGTAATAATCATCTTTATCAGCATTCATTACATATTGAATAAGTGTAAGCATAGAAGCATCGTGCATTGCTCTAGTGGCGTGCATAAAGTCTTCATCTTGAGATGTATTAGATAATGAGTTACTCAATGTGTCGTTAAATAACACATTTCCAGCATTCTTAAGCTTATCGCTCCATCCTCCTAATACTCCTTCTAATTTATCAGCTCCACTTAAAAGTGTATCTTTAAATGAATCATATTTACTCTTTTTATCGCTACCACTAGAAGCCTTTTCTTCAGCAGCATTCTTCCTCATAGCTTCTTCAAACTCAGCTAATTCACTTTCATCTTCACTATCATTAGCCATATTTTGTAATATAACATTCATATCATTAGTAGCATATACGTTATTAACTAAATAATCTGGTAAAAATCTTTTCATATTTTCTTTAGCTTCTGGATTCTTAAATCCTCCAAACATATTTGTATTAAAGTTTTCTATTCCAAGAGAATAAAATATAGCTTTAGCATGTGCTTGAACATTACGCCAATATCTTTTTGCAGCTATCTTTGCTGTAAATCCATATGATGCTAAGTTAAGTCTTTCTTCTACACTATCTATAGTCTTTACTATAGAAGAATATCCTCCAGAGAAGAAACCTCCTGTAGCTCCAGATAAAGCATATCCAATAGTATCCGTAATATTAGGACGTAATTCTATTGGCATAAGAACTAAGAACTGTCCTCTTTCTAATACTCTCTTAGTATAATCTCTCCCGCATCTTCCAAGTTCCCAACTATTTATAGTTCCAGAAAGCTCACTATTATGAAATAAAGGAGGAGGGTCTACTACGTTATCAGCCATATAAGGAAGTCCCACTATACCAGATATAGCATGTAAATCTATAGCAACGTCTACAGCGGCAGATACTTCATCAGAGTCTTTATTAACAACTCCAGCACTTTTAATAGAGGCCAATACCGCATCATTAACTTTACCGTCTCCTATCATACCAGCTGCAGCTGCAAATGATAAGTCATCTGGTACGTGTTCTAGCATACGTCTATTGGCAGCTTGTTTAACTTCATCTGTCCTACGATACGCATTCTGCTTTTTAATAGCAGCAAGTCTTTCGTCAACGTTTCTATCTAATAGTTCTGCGTTTGTACTACCAATTCCATTAATAGCTGCTAAACTATCTGCAACAGCCTCTTGCTTTGCACTATTAGATTTACTAGAATCTTTAGGAGGGGCTTTATCCGCCCCTACATTTCTACCATTCTTTTTATTATCATTATAGTTAGAGTTACCTTTCGATTTACCCTTACCTTTACCCTTGCCCTTTCCTTTCTTACTATTTCCTTTCGGAAACGTAGTCTTCTTATTTACAGGACTACCAGAACCGGTTATATCATTTTCTATAAGCATTCATTACCTCCTTTATCTACCAGCAGTCGAAGCTGCATCTCTCATTGTACTTGTATTATTGCTCTTTACTACATCTATAAGTTTATTTATAGATTTGTATATTTGGTCTAATCCTACTACTATAGCTTGTGTTTGATTAGCAGCTCCTTTAGTTAATGCTTCCATAATCGCACTAGCTTCACTACCAGATTTAGTAGTAGAAGATTGTGATTTAATTGGAGCATCATAGATAGCAGTTCTATCCGAACCACTTCTAGTAGCTGGAGTTACTGGTTTCTTTGGTTCTTCTTTATAAGTTCCAGCTGCTTTATTTTGTACTGATACAGAATTAGGCATTTGTACTTTACCATCTGCACCTATCTTTACATTACTATTTTGTGCTGTTTGTGATCCCATTTTAACTTTACCATCTTCACCTATAGTAAACCCAGCTGGTAATGTACTGCTAGATTTCACTGTAGTTGCAGCTGCTTTATTAGTAGATGCAGCATCAGATGTCTTACCAGCAGATATTCCGCCTTTGGTTCTATTCCATAGACTGTCAGATTGATTACCAGCTGTGAGTATATTAGTAGTTGCAGCAGCAGTAGTTGCTGCTTTTGTATCTGTAGTAGTTGTTGTAGCTGATGTAGTAGTATTAGCTGTAGTTGTAGGTGCTGAGACACCTCCGTTTAATTCTACTGCATTACCTTTTCTAACATCTCCTATTATTTTACCTGCTTTCATACCTTCTTTTTTCAATATAAAAGCAAATAATCTATTCTTTTGCTCTTCAGACATTTCTGATAAAAATGGGTCTGCTCCAACAGCAGCAACTGCTTGTTGTCCGTATTGAGCTGGGTCATTTCCACCGTGTCCTTTTGGAGCATATCTATAGAACATAGTTGAAACTCTATTGAACTTAGGGTCCGCATAATAATTTTTATTACCAACTACGTTTTTAACCATCGCTCTATATCCAGCTGCTTCAGAAGCGAATATTGCGAATTTTCCACCATACATATTATCAGCTTCTCCTATATAGCCACCTAACACATTCTTAACATAATTTCTACTCTTATCACTAGATATTATAATATTACCTGGGTTGTTATATCTCCAGTTAGCATTTCCTCCAACTTTTGTATAAGTACTTCCATCTATTCTAGTGTATACTGCTGCTATCTTACCGTCTATCTTTGTTACTTGAACGCTAACTGCAACGTCGTCTGTTAATGTATATTTACCTAGAGAAACACTTCCAATTCCTCCAGTGTAACCAGATGTTCCATATTGATTATTACTTCCTCCTAAAGCTAAAGATGTGTATGAACTAGGAGCATTTACATTACTACTTCCAGAGCTTCCATATGCATTAGATGCAGCTGAACCTCCTCTATCACTTCCACTTGGTGAACGATAACTTGTAAGCGTAGATACAGTTCCTTCCGCTACTTTTTCTCTTCCATTATTTTTAGGGTCTGCTTCTTTGCTATCTCCTTCCATTTTCTCATTTTCTTCTTTTGTTTCTTTATCAAGATTCTTTTCAAGTCTAGCTGCTTTTTGTTCATCTCTATTAGCATCTGTTTTAGCTTCTCTTAATGATTTACCTATTCCAAAGAATTCTACTAAGTCATCCCATGTGAATATAAGTCTAAGAACTTCTATAAGCACTTCTGCGGAAAATCCTAAGAATCCAGCTGGAGTTAATTTAAGCATATTTAATAATAATTCAGGTCCAACATCATACATCATCTTAGCAAATGCAGTCATTATTCTTGTACCAGTAGGTACTATATCTTCATTTACTTTCAATAATTGTCCAGCATGTTTATAACCTTGCCATAACGATACTGCAGCTTGACCTAGATTCCATATTAATCCAATACCAGGTAGTTTCTTTAAGAATGAGCCAAATCCTTTTTTAGCTCCCTCTTGAGCTGCTTTTTTAGCAACATTTCCAGCTTTCCTTTTAAATAGTTTAGATATAGCATTTATAACAGGCTCTATAGCTTTATTCCATCCTTTATCTATGATAAATTTACCTATTTTCCCATTAGGATCTAATAATAAATTCTTAAATTTTCCTAGAGCGGCCATCAATCCTTTAACTATCTTATCTGCTCCGACTAGCTTTCCAGCTGTGGATGCTATTTTACCTACGTGCTTAATACTATACATAGCAGACTTAATACCAAGTTTAGCAGAGTATTTAGCAACTGGTAATGCCATTTTTCCCCATCTAATAAGAGACCTAGTTCCATTAATAGCTTTAGAATAATCTCTAAAATGTCCATTATCAACCACTTCTCCAGTTTCTGGGTCTATAGTTTGTTCTTTCTCATCTTCTAGCATATTATGTAATGTATTTCTGTTAAATTGCTTAAATCCAGTTCCAAATATTTTTCCAGCGAATCCTAGACCTTTCCAAGCAATACCCATACCTAATGCAGATACAAGTAACTTAGGTATAAGTCCAGCACCTAGACCGAATAAGCTTTTTAGTAATCCTTTTTTAGATTGACCAGCTGCTTTAGTAGTACCGTTATTTCCATTTGCATTTCCGCCTTGAGTATTCTCAGCCGTCTTGGCAGTATTTTCTTTTATTGCTTCAATATTTGCTTCTTGCTTATTTTGTTCTTCTTGTGCATCTGTAGTTTCTTTTGAATTCATCAGTTGATTTAATACAGATGTATATTTTCCAGAACCTTTATCTATACGTCTTAATAAAGATATTATACGCTTAGCATGCTTCTTGTCATTTGCACCAGAAACCATACTAAGTCCTAATGTAGCTATTAACGCAGACATATCTTCTTTATCTTGACCTTCTTCCATTTTTGAATATAAGTCTTCTAAAACTTGTTTTAATCCAGCACGTTGTGAATCATTTTGTAATATACCTGTAACGTTTCTGATGTTATCAGCAGCTGATTTCTCTCTTCTAGCACGTTTTCTACTTCCCATTTTAGCTCTTCTACGACCCATACCTGAGAATATTCCATCGTCTTCTGATAATATAGGTTCTCCCTCTCCGAAGTCTACTACTGCTCCTATACGAGAACCAACCCAGTTTTCCGCACCAGCTTTACCAAAGCTGAACATAAGGTTTTCTTTAGATAGTTGTACTATTATAGTGGCTCTAAGAGTAATATCTGATATAGAGATTTTCTCTTTACGTCCTTTACCCATAGGGTCTATCATAGTAATAGTTCCATCTTCAGTAGGTTTAGCACAGAATACGAAGTGTCCTGTACCATTGTAGTTATTCAATAATACAGCGTAAGCACATTCTTCTCCATTAGCCTTAAAGAACTTTTCATTAAATATATTATCTTTAGAAGATAATACTCTATAGTTAAGGCCAAGCTTATTCGCTATAGTTGTAAAGAAACTATACATAACTCCACTACTATTACAATGCATATTAGCATGCACTGCTAAAGAGTTTTGACTTATTTCTTTTATCTTTAAATAATGTAGTATGTTATTCATCGTAGCAACACTACATCCTACAATGCTTCCACTTCTTCCTCCAATAGTAATATCAGAGAAGTCATCCATTCCCCAAGTAGCTTTAGATTTAGTTGCTCTTATATTAAGATATTTTTCTGGAATAGCTCTATCTGAAACTATTCCTTTATATCCCATTCCAGATGAAACATTGTCGTCTGGTGCAGCAGAGGCTTTTGCGATAAATTCTCTAACTTTCTTTAATTCATCTTCGCTATAAGCTTCTCCAAGACTATAATCATTTCTACCGTCTTTAACTACAGTACTAACCTTTCTATAGTTACCACTATTTAATATAGCTGACGCTGTTTGGTTAAATCCTTGAACAGCATCTGCATAATCTAATGCTGATTGTTCGTCTATTATAACTTGCTTTCCTTGGAACATCTTTCTGAAGTTATCAGCGACATTCTTTCCAAGTGATTCTCTACCTGATTTGTGAGTTACCATTTCATATATTTCAGGAGCATTAGCTTTTAACCAGTTATTAAATTGTTTTTTCTCAACATCGTTAAAAGGTTGTCCATTCTTTAATATATTTTCTCCGATAGAATATATACTATTTTTAAGTTGTAATAAACCTTGTACTTTAAATCCAAGCGTAGAATAATCTTCAGGAGCTACTCCAGTATATGCATTAATATAATCATTTGCAGCTCTAGCTATTTTTAGTGGGTCTTTTGACTTAAGAGCAGTTTCATAAGCCTCTTTTTTAGTAGCTATATCGTTTAATGTAGCTCCTTCTAGTCTTAATGTATCAACCTCTTTCCAAGCGTCAGTCACTGTTTCCTTAAGCTGAGCCCAATCACCTGAATGTATGTTAAGCTCTTCTTTCATAGCACTGTAGATATCTTCTTTACTAGTTTCAGCATTTATTTTTTGATTACCTATAGTCATTTCACCAGATTCTGATTTAAGAATTCTTGCTCTCAAATCACTAATCATGTTATCAACACCAGTGTGATAATCTTGCTTTGCTAATTCAGGGTCATCTACAGCCTTATCTTTAGACCTCTCTAAGTTATCATTATATCCTTGTTCTACGTTCTTTAGCCATTTATCAGACTGTTCTTTATTTTGAGTAAAATCATCTATAGCTTTTTCTATAGTATCTCTAGAAGATGTAACTGCGTTTTGTTGCTTTTCTTGGTCAGTGTCATCTTCATCTAAAGAAGTTAAGAAGTTTATTACTTTATTAAATGTGTTTGTTAGTTTATCTTTACTAGCTTGAGGTTTATCTGCATGTTCTGCTAAAATTTTAGGTAACATTTCTCTTAAAGCGTTAGCATAATGTGTTGCAGGTCCGAAATCATTTGTTTTAGCTTTCCAGAATTTCTTAAAAGATTTTGGTAATATACTTCCTAAGAGTTTACCAAACTTTTTAAACTTACTATCATCTTTATCTTTCTTACCCCACAGCCATTCACCTAAGCTATTACCCATTGCTTTTTGCATCATAGCACCTACTCCAGCTACAGGAAGAAATCCCATAAGTCCTAGCACGTGTCCAGCAGGTCCTAATTTACTCATCATCTTATAGAATCCTGCCCCTGCAGCTCCTCCAGCTACTACTGGCATAACTACGTTCATTATCTTAGCCATAGCTTTTTGAGCATTTGTATTTCCGTGTTTATCAGCAACTTGAGATTCAGCACCGAACATCATATCCATATGCTTTTTAACACCTGGAAGTAATGCAGCACCTGCCATAACTCCTCCAAGTAATAACGGAGCTTTTGGAGATTTAAAGATACCCTTTTGCTTTAGTACATTTCCAACCATATACCCAAGCAATCCTCCAGTAGCCATTCCAGCTTTACCTTCAAGTCTAGGGTCTTGCCACACTGCTCTAAAGATATTAATACCAGCTTCAGCTCCAGCTCCTTTAACATCTGGAGATGCTTCTCTTCTATCAGCTTCAACTAGGTCGTTAAAACTCTTATAATCAAGAACTCCTACAGTATGAAATTTATTACATAATGCAGGCCAATCACATTGCATTTTACGTGTAGCTTTATCTACTGTAATGAACTCTAGTAATTGAGATGGGTTTTCTAAAAGAATACCATTCAATTTAGGTCTATCTCTAGGGTCCATCATATCATATGCTTCACGTGTCGCACCATGTCTAGAGAACGTACCAAATACTTGAGCAGCATACTCAAATGCAGCCATTTCTAATTCAGCAGTCATTCTGGCTGCGTTTACTGCTACACGTTGTCCAGCAGTGGCTTTCTCATCAAGTTCTGTAGATGCCATCTTAAGCATATCTATTATTTCACGTCCTCTATTTCCAAGAACACTCAAGTCATCTTTCTTAAATACTTCTGCGACATCTTTAAATTTTCTTGAGGCTGTTTTTTCTATATCTTCTCCAGCATCTACATTTCCTTCTAGATACGAATATCCTGTAGTGGCACCTCTCATCGCATTTCCATAGTCAGCATCATTATAATCTGCAGCTTGTGTTATATTTTCGTATATCTCTTCAGCAGTACGGTATTTCTTTTTATTTACAGTAAATGGAGTAAATGGAGTGAATCCTCCAGGAATAGAACCACCTTTACCTTTTCTACCTTTACCGCCTCCGACTCTACCGCCTCCGCCTACAACATTAGCAGCGTTTATGTATACGACATTGGTGTTAATAAATGTATTCTCACTATTAACAGCAGAGTCTATCGCATCTTGCTCTCCCATAGTAAGTCTACTAAATAATCCAGGAAGCTCAGCTCCCTCAGCTCCTAAATTTTGAGCTTTGTCCATAAATTTATTAAGCCATTTAGCAGTAGCTACTCCACCTTTAGATAGAGTACCTTCTCCACTATGACGATTTGTAAAGAAGTTTTTACCTTCATTATAGTTATCACGTTGCTCTCCAAGTAGAGCACCAAAGTCTTTTATATCAAAAGAACCAGATTGACTATTCTTATATATGATAGCATGAAACGCCATTAGATATGGACGCATAGCTTCTTTTTTAATTGGGCTAAATCCCATCTTATTTAATATTGCATCATAGTCTACATTTCTTTGAGCTAATGCTTGAAATGCTTCTTCATCATAGACTTCTGTAAATCTTTTTACAAACTCATCAAACATTTTAGGGTCTTTAAATACTAGTCTACCTTGTTTATTTCTTTCTGGTTTAAATAAAGTACCCATAGCATGTTTAAGATATTCATTTTTATCACCAACGTCTGTAAACAAATCTTCAAACATGTCAAGCATATCGCCTCTGTTTTCTCTAAAGGTATTCTTATAATCCTTTTGAGCATTGGCTTTATGTTCTTGAATAGCCAATTTACTTCTTGAGACGAATTTATCTGATTTCCAATCCCATAGCATAGCTTCATCTTTACGCAATGCAGCTAAGATTTCTGCTAGGTATTCTGGGATTATTTCAGTTATAGTCTTTTCTGTTTTTTGCGAATAAAAAGCTTTCCCAGAATAATCTTTTATTTCACGTGTATTACGATAAGTAATACTATTATATGATTCAAATCCTTTAGAAGCCATTCTATCAAGTTTATTGGCACTAAATGACATCTTATTTAATTTATTTTGGAAGAATGATACTGGGTCTGCTTCCCATTCAGTAATCATAGCACCTAATCCATATGGTAATATGTCTAACATTTTAGTCTTAATATTATCTTTAATCATTTGCTTGATTTTACCATCTTCAACCATATCTTTAACTAAACCTACCATACTTTTAGCAAGTTCAAAATATCCATTCTTATCTACTTTCTTCCATAAAGCCATAAGTCCTTCCGTAGAAGCTGTAGCTAAGTCTGCTCCTCCTAAAGCTTTAGCCATAGTAGAATATTTCTTTTCATATTCTGGAGTATCTCCATTTTGCTTTGCAGCTTCTGGAGTTACTATAACTTTACCAATAGATACTATACTATTTGCTATTGTAGTAAGTAAGTCTACTTGTTGCTGTTGAAATTTCAATACAGCATTTTGGTATTCTAATGCATTTGTATTATTAACGACTTTTTCTAGTAATGAATTTCCATATGATGCATTGGAAATTGCTAGAACATCTTTTTTAGAAGTACGTTGTTCTTGCGTCCTAGTATCATATGGGTTCGGATAACCATCATAATCATTACTAATATCATTCATAGCTAGTCTATACGCTCTATCTTTATCTTTATTAGCTTGAGATCTATTATACGTTTCTTTACCATCTAATGTATCATCATAGTTAATCTTATTACCTAAACTATTTTCAGATTTGCCAAGAACGTCATTTGCTTTTTTTCTTACATATTCTGATTTATCATTGTCATTACCAAATAACGGCATATTATTACCCTCCTTTTATATCTTATATTTCACAGGACATTGTTTGGGTCTGAGGCTGGATAAAGTTATAAAAACGATAATTATATATATTTAACTATCTTTATAATATTACTTAGTTCTTTCCTCAATTTAATATATATGTAGTATTAAAAGAAAAGTTACTCACACACGTGAGTATTTTTTTTTTGACGTAAATAAATGTCAATACCCCGAATTAAATCAGGGTATTAACTATATTAACATACCAAAAAAGGTATAGTTATTTAATATATAATAATAGCTCTTTATCTCCGAAACCTACTGACTCAAGCCATTTAAGTTCGTTATGATGTTCTATATAATCATTATTATTAACTATATCTCTTTTCTTAATTCTAACGTTTCCTATAACTGTATCTATATAATTTGTAGCTATGTCGTCAAATCTACCATGCCCTTTTATATTATTTAAGTATGGTTGCTTAGTGTATCTTATAGGTATCCATAATATATGTTTACCATCATTGTGAATTGGAGCTATTCTAAGCTCTCCATCTATAAGAGTTCTAAGCTCTGCTGAGTTTATAATATATGCACTCATTTCTACTTTTTCTAATACTGCTTCTGCACTGTATTCTAATAAATAATGAACATATTTATCTGATGCATTATTTAAAAGCATATCTCTAATACTTTCTATAGTATTATATACCGCATTTGTATCTGCACTTATAGATACTACTTTAAGCATTATAATTTTATATGTAGTATCAAATAAATTAAATGATGAATGTACATTAAAATTATAGTTATCCATTTCCAATGTTATACTTTCAGTCAAAGAATTAGATGTTTCTAAAACTGCGTATGGTGTTTCTATAGCAGTATTACGTAGATTTATATTTCCTATTATTTTACTTCCAGCATTAATCTTATCAATTATAAGTTTACATTCTGGACAGTCGTGTTTATCTTCTTTTTCTTCTTCAGTTTCTATAGCTTCTTTAGCTACATAATCATCATTATATTCAAGTTCTACGTCTTCTTTTTTTACTATAGTAGCTACTAAATTAAGTTTAAGAGTGTGAGCTCCGATTTGGTCTCCGTATTTCTTCATAATAGTTTTAAGTGTCTCAAATGGATTTTTATATCCATCTTCGGCTGTTCTTTGATTTTGTAATAATCCGTCATCTGAAACGAATTTTACAAAGTTTTCTTTTACATTCATACTAGGAAGAAATGGAGGAAACTCAGTCATAATAGTAGTAGCATTTTTTATAAAAGGAATATCTGATTTCCTTATGGTGTTAAGTACTATTCTTTCCATAATACCTCCTTTATATATCTGCTCCATATAATCTATATTTAATTCTAAGTTTTAGAAATACTTTAGAAAGCTTTTCATCATTTGGATTTTTATCTAAAGTATTTGCTATACGTTGAAGTAATTCTAATCCATTATTAAGAAACTCTTGATTTGGCTCTGGTCTAACTCCATCATTATATGTTTGTAGAGTCCAGTTAGCAATAGTATAAGCAAAGCTACAGGCAGTGCTTCCTACTATAGTTTTATCTTTATAATTAGTTTGAACATAGCTAGAGGCTGCACAATATGCACAAAATCCTATTCCAGGACAAGTACTACAGTCTCTACCTAGCTCAGACACTATATTAGAGTCTTCTTCAAATGCTTTTGTTTTAGCATAAGCCTCTTCATTTATTTCTTTTGTGTTTACATTATAGTAAACGTGTTTATCTTTATCTGTAAAGAAATGACATGGACTACAGTTCCCATTAGGGTCTACAGCCATATTACGTCTTGTGAAAGCACATCTTGAATGTCGTTTCCATAGATAATCATCTACATTTAATAATGAATCCCATATAAGAGGATGCAAATCTCCATTTAGATATATTTGATGGAGCTGTTCAAGCATATCTAAAAGAGCTTCCTCATCGTGTGGTTCTGTGTGTATACTATGTTCGCTATTATAAGAACATCTATAATTTTTAAACATCTTTATTAATTCATTATCTAAACATACTGTTTCTATAAGATATTTTATATTTTCTAAAGATACTACATGATGAATATGTATATGAACATTTTCTCTGTCTTTGTATTTATCTAATGTATACATAACATTATTCAATACATCATCAAATGTTCCATTATTATGTAAATCTTTTCTACATATATCATGTGCTTCCTTACATCCATCTAAACTAAATTGTATTTGAAGTTCTTCAAAGTTATCTGCAATGTAATCTAATATATGTTCCACTTCCTTAGTTTCATATCCATTAGTTATAATTGATATAACTATATTATTTCTTACATCATACAAATCTTTTAAAAACTTCATTATATCATCTGCTATTTCAGGTAATAAGCTTTCTCCTCCAAATAGAGTTATGCTTTCTATACTGGAATAGTTCTTTACTAAATCTATTATATTATCTGCCGTTTCTTTTGTAAATACCGATTTTTTATCTTTCTTTTCATAGCAATAAGTACATCTCATATTACAAGCTTTAGTAGTCGTAAGTTCTATATGTTTAATTTCTTCTAGTTTCATATCTCTATTTCTCCTGTTGATAATAAATATGCTATAATCCGCATTTCACATTGCTTTTCAAATAACTCTTTATCTTTTACATATAATGGAATTCCTCCTGAAACACTGCATCTATTTCTACAGTACTTATTTTCAAGTATACATCCGTTACACATTGGAAGTGGTCTATCTTTATGAACTGCAAACATATCTGCCATTTCATTTACAGCAAATAAAATATCAGGTATTTCTGTTATTTTAAGATCTAAGTCTATATGACCAGCAAATCCATGACACGGTAATACACTCAAGTCTGGCTGTACTGTTATAGCTCTGTCTAAAGCACACGTATCTTGGTCAAACTGTTCTGACTTAATATTCTTATGAAATAACTCTTTGAGTATTTTCAAGCAAGTCAAATAGTCTTTAGTATCTACAAATCCATTATCCACAGCATCAAGCTGTTTAAATGATATACTGTATCCATTACTCATTATCTTATTATATAAAGGAATAAACTCCTCTATATTATTAAAGAAATCTTTATTAGCAGTAATACTAAAAGAACAGTTTGGATGTTTCATAGCTAAAACTTTGTCAACTAAGTCATGGAGATTTTTACCTCCTCTAACTTTATTAAATAAAGCCTCAGTGCTTTCTATAGATACTGTTACTCTATTCATACGTTTCATATATGGAATATTACTTTCATCATTTACAAAATATCCATTTGTAGTTATCTCATAATTACAATCAGGATAGTTATCCATAACATATTTTACGACTTCCATATTCATAGTAGGTTCTGCTCCTAGAAATTGAACATCTTTCTCAAATCTGTCATCATTATAGACTAAGTCCATAACAGTCTTAGCATTCTCTATACTCATATGGTCTTTTTTACTTGTATTAGCAGACGCTCTGTAACAAAAGAAACATTTCATATTACAAGTATTAGTTACATTTAAAACTAATCTATACGTTTTCATAAGCAATCCTTTCTATCTATGTTTTATCGCAGCAACCTCTGTCTCTACACACATGTTTATCGCAATTACACGGTTTGTATTCATAATTATCTATATTGCATGTACAATGAACTCTAGCTCTTCTAACTATATTTATTAAGTCTCCTATAGTTTTTCCTCTAGTAAGCATTTCTCCATTACTATATTTCTTTGCGTTTACTTCAGATATGTTTGCTGATATTGCTAATGGACCTCCTCTATTTTCAGCACTATTAGTGTTAGTAGTGTGTGCATTTCCACTAATCGCTCCTTTAGCTAATACCATCAAACTATATTTACTTTTAGCAGCATTTATCAAATCTATTATTCTATCACAAGTAGCATTCCACATAGCGGCTGTAGCACGTGTACCAGAACCTATATGACCTGGCACTGATACATTAGCTCCCATATTACTTTTATTAATATTCATTTCATTTATAAGAAGATTATATTCGTCTGCTGATAAGTAATCATAATTACTCGTATATGGTGTTGCTGGAGTTACAGCCCATGCAGACCTCTTTTCTGTTTTCCATCCATCTCTAGGACAATTACCGCAAGTACTATCGCAACAACTACCGCTTCCACCTCTACCCATAAGCAATCCTCCTCCTATCTAATTAATATTTTTATAAGCTTTACTCCCTCATCATCAGAAGTAGTTATAGCTTTTCCCACATATTTGTATCTATCAGTACATTCATTATCCACTTCTCCTATTCCAGGTTCTTTAGAAGCTACGATAATGTCTCCTAACGATACTTTTCCTTTTACTTTTACCATAGTTCTTCCTTTAAGAGCTATCGGTATAAGTACTTTCTTATTTAATTCTACCATATCTGGATGTTCTACAAATTCTTTCTTCGCTCCTATTATCATAGCAAAGTCATCATTGTGAACTCCTACTACAGGACCAGCGTCTTTTACTGCCTTAACATATTCTTCTTTATCACTATAAATGTTAAGCATTATTATATCGCCGTGTTCCGTATCTTCTCCTCTTTCAAAGTATTCTGCATAGTCTGTGAATGTAGTTCCGAAAGCTCTACCAGATGGAACTACTGCTCCGTCTACACTCAAGCTACCTCTAATAGAAACAGAACCACTTATTTCTCCTCCCCATCTATCATACTTTGTAGCAAGGACATTCATTATATCTTGAAGTGATGCCATATATCCTCCTTTATATTACTAATATTCTTGTAAGTCCATTATAAGTATCCGTCAGTGCCACTCCTAATATTTCTCCAGAACCATTATATCGTTCTACATATCCAGGAGTATCAGAAATAGTAAGATAGTCTCCTTTTCTTACTTCTCCTAAAGTTATTACTTCTACTCTTCCAAATAAACATAATGGTACTGAATCTTTCTCATCTCCTAATGCAGGAGCGTTAGACGTACTAAAAATACCAGCAATCACTTTGTCTTTCTTAGTTGCTAAAGTACAAAGTCCATCTTCATTATAAGCATAAATATGGTTCGGATATATAAACATAGTTTTGAAATATTCTGCATAGTCATTATATCTTGCATAGAATATAGAACCCCCGCTTACGTTACCATATACAGTAACAGAACCACGAACATTAGCAGAACCAAGTATAGGTCCTCCAGCTTTAGGATATTTATATTCTGTTATTTCACGATATAATTCGTTAATTAAATCCGAACCACTAATTCCTGAGAGTTTTATGCGTCTTGATAGCAAATATTACAGAATAGTTAACCGGTCTGAATTCATTTGCTGTATGCTCAGCTCCCCAAACTCTTGACGCATCTAAAACCCATCTAGAGTTATCGCTATCGGCATCTCCGATACCAGCCCAAGCACCATTAGAGTGATCAGCGTATACAGCTCCTCCTCCATCCCAGCTACCATGCCAGTCGATATCTTCAGCACCAAGCCACCAACCAGTAACGTTACGTCCAGCATCTGTTTGCACATGATTAGGACCTCTTCCGTAGTTTCTACCAGAACCTCCATCCCATCCACGGACAAAATATCCACGCATATCTGGAGTAACACTTCCTATATTTCTTCTATATTCTGCAGTCATAGCATTAACAGCAACAGCTCTTCCATCACATACAGTCCATCCATATGGAATATAACCAGTATGGAACATTGCTATAACTCCAGGAGGTACTACGTCTGTAATACTATTAACGTATGCTTGTAAGTTACTTATATCTCTACTAAGATTATCAGTAGTAGTCTTAAGTCCAGCCATAGATATACCAGAAGTAGTTCTTATATCAGGAGCTTCTATATATCCTTTTGATATAATATTTCCTTCTGCTACCAGACTTCTTCCAAAATACGCATCTATATTAGATGGCGTTACTTGTATAAATTGGTCACTTATAACTTTCATAAGGTCTGATACTGGTGTACCGTCCATTTTAAAAGTCATAAAATACGATTTATTTGGATATGTAAATGCCGGAGTTCCTCCAAGCTTAAGCGGAGTCAAGAAGTTTAAATCATCATTACGTACGAACATAGCTGGGTCAAACTTATCTTCTGTTACAACTCCCTCTAATAAAGAGACTCCTGCATATAAATGTTTCTTAGGAGCGTCGTCTGTCAATACTACTATTTTATTTGTAGTAGTGTCAAATCTCATTCTAGCTGGAAGCTTTTCTCCATAATAACATACCCATCCTCCTACTCCGAATAACGCATCTGCATTTTCTTCGGAAAGGATAACTCCACTTGTTTTCATTACTTGTATTTCTTCATTTATTAATTTTGGTTTTGATAAATAGTAGTATTTCATATTATTTCACCCTTATCCATGAAGTAGGTTTTTCAAATGGATATTTCCATCCATCTGCCACTTTCTCTTGTTTTTCCTGTGTTACGAAATATATATTATTCTCTACTTGTTCCCAAGCTGTACCTGGATAAGTAGCTGCCGGATTTTCATCTGCTTTCATAAATATGATACTTCCCACTGGAGGAATGTGTTTATCTTCATCCATATATATCTCCTCCTATACTATACTTTGATATATTGTAGCTAATAATGTACTACTATCTGATTCTATTGGTTTTAAGCTATATCCTGTAAATACTTTTGATCTACGTGATTTAGCAACACACATAGCTAAGAAGTACGTATTATTATCTAAAATATATAATGCATTATCTCCTATCTTAGAAGCACTGTTTACTATAAATCCAGCTGTAGATAATTCATTTCTAGCTAGAGATGGGAATTCTTTACAGATTAAATCTATAACTTCTGATAGCTGTATTCCGTCTCTTCTATCAAAATACCCTGGATATTTAAGCATAAGTGCTGTTACTCTATCTTGATTATATTTAAGCAACATTCCTAAATCTTGACCACTAATATCTCCGTTATAGAAGAAGTGGCTTACTATAAATCTGAATGTTTCTCCATCTAGTGGATTTCCATAAGATTTAGACATAAGTTGACTAAATATATCTGCATATATATTTCTAAGAATAGAAACCGCTTTACTATTATTATAAACTTGTTTTGCTTTAAGTCCTACGTATGCAGATAATAAAAGATTAAATAACTCTTCATATCCTCCTACTGTACTTATATTTTGCTTTATGTTTCCAGTAGAAGCATCAACTGCATTTTCTTTTGTAACATATCTTGACATATTTATAAATACGTTTGATATATTATCAGACTTATCTGTTCCAAATACGTATACGATAGATGTCTTTAAGTTTCCATTATCACATAATACGATTTGTCCATTATCCAATGCTGAAAGTACTTGTCTTAACAAAGGATAATTTCTACTACGGATAAGGTCTAATTCTGTTTTAAAACTATTCTTATCTAAATGATATCTTTTTTCTATAAAGCTTAAATCTATTTTATTTGTACTATTATTATTAATAGTAGTGAATAAATCTGTTTGGCTTAATAGAATTCTATTAGAACTAAGTTTCATAATTCCTCCTTATTTAAATGATTTGGGAGAGAAATAATTTTCTCTCCCGTTATTTATTAATATAAATCTCCTGTATAGATTAACTTAACATTATCTAAAATATCTTTCCATGTTATAGATTGATAATCATTTATATTTATCTTTTCCATAATACGAGCAGGTATTGTTACGATATTTCTACCAACACCTAAATCTTCAAGGTTATTTACAGTACTATAGTCATCAGATGCCTTAAATACATAGCAAGATTCACCTTTTACATCAAAAGGTCCGAATACATTACTTCCTAAATGTGAAATATATTCTTTTGATTCCGCATTTGTTTTTGCATTCCATACTGTGAATATATTTACTTTATCATATTGAGGAGCAGGATGCTCAGATATAGAATCTCTTCTAATATACAAACGAGTACTTAGATCATAAGGGACCATAGAGAACCAAGGTTTATCATAATAAACTGTAGTATCTATAGTATCAGTAACTTCTGGAAGTTTAGGCTCTATATATGTAGTCATTCTTGGAACACGACGTTGACTAATCATTATATCTAGCCAAGTAGAATTCGTATTATCTATAGTTTCTCCTAAATATGCATACATATCTGCTTCTCCATCAATTGCATGTGGATCTGTCACTTTGTATTCTGGGTTATAGTAGTACTTTTGACGACCTATGTTTACTGTGTCATAAGTATTTTTTATATCAGGGAATACTACATCTTCAGCTTCTTGCGTGCTTATATTATATAAGTGATATGTGTGTCCTGGAACTGGAATTGTACTTTCGTCTCCTTTAGCAACGCAATATCCTTCACTTTGCACACTAGTTATATGAAATTCATGATCAGTGAAGTAATTTTCAGATATATCTGGTTTCAAACTATCAGATGGCTCTACTGCTAAAGCATTACAATAATCTCCAATAGTGCTAGCAGTATCAAAAGTTTCTTTTATAAGGAACGGAATATATCTTTCGTCTCCTTTAACATATTCATCTTGTGGTCTCAATAATATATTAGATCTACTTACAGTTTTAGATTCCTTAGTAAATGTAGCATAAGGATCGTCCATATGAATTACTTTGATTTGATTCGTATTAACATTCATCATAGCAAAATCATATGTCTTTCCACGTTCAAGTGGTGTATTGATAGCATCTAATGTTAAGAAATATGAGAAGTCATTGTAGTTATTACTAGACATATCTTCATTATAATTTACATATACATAACTTCTATTGAAGTTAGTTGAATTATATTCACTTAATTTTTTACCATGTATAATTGGGTCTGCTTCTTCTGGAGCAGGCGTAGGTGTAGCTTCACTAGTTCCAGGCGTTATTTCACTATTAGATGGTGCTTCGTATGGCTTTAAGTTAGTCATACTATCTGTACTTACATAGTGCATAAATGTAGCTACAGTACGTGCTTCATCTTTGACAGCCTTATCTATATAAACGACATCTCTAGTAACTCCATTTACATACGCATCTTGAGGTCTTAACATAATGTCAAGTTCAGATTCAGTTTTCACTTCATGCGTAAATGTAGTTAAGATTGGGTCTATATGTACAAGTTTAACTTTCTTACTAGCTGCTTCCATCATTACTAAATCGTATGCTGTATTCAAATCAAATGGTTTATCAGCATCCGCTCTTAATGTATACAGTGTTCCATTTACATCAGCAGGTGTTTCTAAATCAAAGTAAGTAGTAGCAGAGTCGAATTCAGCTTCTGTATACTCACTAAGCTTCTTTCCATTTACTACAGGGTCTTCGGTAGTCGATGCTGATTCTGTATTAGCCAATGTTTTATTAGAAATTACTACAGTATTAATTAATACAGATTGCATGTATACTGCAAATCCTATAATCATAGATTTCTTAGTAATAACTACATTCTTTTCAGTTCCACCTTCAAAATAAATATCTTGTGGTCTTATTACATAAGTTTCACCATTATATTCCACTTCCTCAGTAAATACAGTATTAGGATTAGGTATAGTCATCTTAATTTCAGAATCTGTTGCTGTATCTTTAACAGTAATTTCTAAGTTTTCTAGTAAGTTATTATATGCATAAGTATCTGGTACTAGATAAACATGTGATGGGTCATTTAAATCATACCACTTAAATCCATTATCATATGTGTATACAGTAGGAGCTAAATTAGCAGTATGACTTTGATATACAATTCCTACCATAGTTTCTAGAGTTTGGTCTGGCATTGCATCATATGAAGATTTTTCATATACTACGATGTCCTTTCCTTCATCTCCTGCTACATATACGTCTTGTGGTCTTACATAGTAATCTATTTCATTAGCATGCACTGTTTCAGTAAATACATCAGCTATATGTTTAAATTCTACAAACTCTGCTTTATTAGACTCTGTATTCCACATAGCTAATTTATAAGTTTTCCCACGTTCAATAACTTTATGTAAGTCATCATTATGTAATGTGTACATAACATGAACATTATCTAGGTTATACCACATATGACTAGAACTGAAGTCTTCTTGATGATATTTAGCAAGTTTTTCTTCATCTGTTTCCACATGAAGCACTCTATTACTTACTACAGTGAAAGCTTCATTGACAGCTCCTATATTATTAGTTAATGCTGGATTTAATTTAGATGCATCTAGCATTACTATATCTTTAACATGCTCTTCATCAGTATAATTATCTTGTGGTCTTATCCAATAAGTTTTACCATCATATTCTACTTTTTGAGTAAACACTTCTGATAATATAGGCATAGTGTAGATTACTATTTCTTCAGTTCCTGTTTTTCTTACATCTATTTTAAACTCACTAGTCAAATAAGAAGTTTCATGACTGTCATCTACATCATATGTGGTTGCTACATTATCAAAATCATACCATTTTAAACCTTTAGTATGATGGAATACAGGAACTAAGTCTTCATTCGATACATAATATAATCCACTAGTGTATTCATGAAGTTGAGCATTATCATCTAATTCATTTAAAGTATTCCAGTCTATAGTTAGTATATATTTATAAGGTCCACCTGGAACTGGTTTGTCTTGTGGTCTAATTGCATAGTCTGTACTATTTGCATGAACATGCTCACTTAATAAATCTTTAGGATGTTTAACTTCTACATATTCTGCACTGTTAGTAACTGTATTCCACGCTACTAATCTATAAGTCTTACCATGTTCTAAACGCATATCACTGTCTGCTGGTAATAATTGATAGTATGTCTCAGGATTCTCTACATCATACCAACCTGCAGTAGACCCATCAAAATCATTCTCTGTATATTTAGCTAATTTCTCTTCCTCAGTTTCAACGTGAGGAGGTTCTGGAGTAGGCGTATTTTCTACTGGACTCTCAGGTTGAGCTGGATTAGTCTCAGGTGCTGGAGTCACTACAGTATCCTCAGGTTGACTTGGAGGTTGAACTGGAGCAGGTGCTTCAGTCCCTCCTTTGTTTTCTTCAGGTTGACTAGGGTTTACAGATGATCCCCCGTTTCCGCTGCTGGGCCTGGCTCCTTCACCAGCATTACCTGTTTCAGTCGTACCGTGGTCAGGTGCAACGTGAGGTAATTCAGTTGCTACTGTTTCACTAGACTGATCTCCTTTGTTCTTTTTATTTGGTGTACCACCGTTTTGTGTTGTTTCTGTTGATCCACTAGTTTCTGGAGCAGGTGCTTCCTCAGTAGTAGATCTTCTTACTCGACCATTACCTCTACCTCCTGGTGCAGCAGCTGGTCCTGTAGAGATTCTAGTTGTAGTCGTAGTAGTTGTAGTTATAAACACATTTTCTACGTTTTTAGCTAGAACTTCTTCTTCTAAATCTTTATTAACTCTTCTGTATATAACTGATCCTGATTCAACGTCTTTCTTCAATTCTTCACTTTCCTTTCCTTTATTATTAAGTACTTCGTAAACCACTTTAGCAGCATTAACAGCTTCTTCAACTGTAATTGGTGATAAACCATGTCTCTTTCTATCTGCGTTAATTGCATCTATATTAGCAACATAGTATCTTTTAGCGATTTCTTCTTGTTTATCAGTAGCAGTACCGTTTAGTAAAGCTTCTTGTGTGAATGAAAGATGAGCTAGATGTGTATCAGCTTGTCCAGGTCTTGCGACCACTCTTCCTTTTTTAACGTCTTCTGCAAGACTGTCTGATATTTTAGACGGCTCTCTAGGTATAATAAGACCGTTTTTAACGTCTTCTTTATATTCCGTAGCGTCGCCATAAACTATCTTTTCTCTTTTAGCTTGTGCCATTATTATTCACTCCTTTTCATTTAAATTTAATATTGTTCAAAACATTAGTTTGTTTCGGACTGAGACTTGTGTTATTTCTCTACGTAACCCATGTATCTAGAATTAAGTCCCTTTGGTATGTATACTGTTATCAAGTCACTTCTTTGAATAGTTTCAAGCATATTAGGATTCATCATACAAACGAATCTTGCATTCGCAACCGCACCAGCTATTGATGCATATTTTTTATAATTAACATTATCGTATGAATAAACTTCTGTTGTTATACAACGCGTCATAGTATAGAAACTAGAATTCGCAGCTTCATTACCTGTAGTGATTTGACTCATATATGCATTATAAACAGATGCGAATACGTGTCTCCAGAATACCCTTTTATTAAGGTCATTAAAAGACGTTATATTATCTATTATTCTATACATAGGATTTCTTTGATTGTATGCTATTAAACTTGCTCCACTTCCAGGCCTTTGATTAACCTGGTCATATCTTTTATCCCATTTTGTTCCAGACGGAATAAAATATGCTTTAGTTATATATTGAGCATTATGTACTGCATTACTTCTGATATGTTGAACAAAAGTTCTAGGTATTTTTTGATTATTTATACGCCAACCATTCATAGTCGCATTTGTATTAGTAGGTGTTGTGGAAGCAAAGTCTTCTGTATTAACATATAGAACTCTATCTCCACTATCAAACTGTAAATTTGTATCACGGAAAGGATTGTTATCGCCTTGTCGATATGCTAATGATTCTATTATATCCCAAGTATGATTTGCACCTAAAAACTTATATGGGAATGAATGAATATCGTATCCAATAGCCGCTTCATCAATAGTAGTTCCTAAAAACTTTTTCATAACTCTATACCAATCTTCTTTGCTAGTAACTCCATATGTAGGGAAATTCCATCTTCTCCATGCATTCTTAAATATTTCATCTCCTACTTTTAAAATAGTCTCTGATAAAAACGTGTAATCAGATTGATCTGTATATGCCGTATATACTAGTCCATTATTTTCCCATTGTATATTTTCGTTAAATCCTATCGTTTGTCTATATCTTTCGTTATTGATTAACCAATAATCATGCGGTTTATCATTCTTATCAAGGTATGATACTCCTAATGTTTTTTGAACTGGTCCAAATGTACCGAAGTGTCTAAGAGTACATATTACAGGTATTAATGTGTAACACATAAATCTAGCTTGATGCATTCTAGTAAAGAATCCTCTTGTACCTCCTGATACGATAGATGTAAACATGTAATTTATTTCTCTTATAGCTCCAGATCCGTAGTTTAAGTTATTTGGATTTTTATAGAATAATGCAAGCTGTCCATCATCTGTTAATTCATTATCTGTAAGTAATCTTAATATAATATTTTTACCAGTATTATGTGGTTCAGATTCTTCCCATGTCTTATAACGACCTGGTACATATATGAAATTCTTTATTATAAGCTTACACTTATCATCAGGTTCCTTAAAGTCATCTCCACTTACAAATGGTAATAACATTGTAGGTATGAAGTCTATTACTAATTTATAAGGAATATTATCTCTGATAACTCCTTTCGATAATAAATCTCCACTCCATCCTAGTCTAACAGTAATATCCATTTCATTTTTTGGTATATATCCAGTATCGAATACCATAACGTGTTCGTCCGGGCCTGTTTCCTGAGGATGTTCACCAAGTCCATAAAAGTTTATTCCAGCTTTTAAATAAGCTTCTTTTAAATCTATATCAGTCATATTAGCAGTCAATATATAATACAAGTTATTAATCATATATTCACTATATGCTTGACGAGAGTTTGGAAGTTTTATAGGATTTTTCAAAGCGTTAGTTCCAAATAGTTTTTCTAAAGGATAATCTTCTACTGTATGAATCACTATTCCATTACGTATTATATCAAATGTTACAGTAGCTCCTTTTGCAAGTTCATAATTATCGTTTATAGCATAATACATACTATTCTTAGCTGGACTAGTAGGAGTAAATGGCTCAAATATGTCGTTTCTAAGTCTTTTACCATTCTTAAACTCATGTTCTGTCTGATTATACACATTATCTGCCTTTACCCAAAATGCTGCTAAACAGAAATCTATATCTGCCGCATTTCCATTAAGCCACATATATTTCTTAACTCTATCTAATAAAGATATTTCATGATAAATGATATCTGACTTTATAAGTTTAAACTGAAGAACATATTCTACATCATCGTATATAGCTTCATTTTCAACAGGAGTTCCATCCTTATGGAATAATCCTATAGGTTGTACTTCTTCTGTTTTAGTAAACCATTCTCTATTATAAGAAGAGGCTAATACATAATCTTTAATCATATCTACAGTCATAACAGTTCCATCTAATACTTTCATCGGAGTATTTATTTCTATCCCAGGTCTGTCTATACGATTATTCCAATCTTCGTGTGTGTGATTATCTGGATTTACTAATGCAAGTTTTATCACAGCTGAATTAAGAGTTCTTTCTATTTCTACACGAACTGGATACCAACCATTTTTAGAATCATATGGTTCTACAACTGGAGTAAATCCTGATTTAAGTTGATATCTTTTTGGATAGTCTAAGGCATTTATTACACTTTCTCCAGACATCAAATATAAATCTGTTTCTAAATCTTTTCTATTTCCATTCTCATCTGTATAATATACTTTATATCTAGTAAGATTTACAGATGGTCCTGCTTCCGCTCCAGCAGTTCTAGTTTCTATTATATATGTTTCAATATACGTACGTGTATTTTTCAATATTTCTTTCTGTGTGTTATCTGCATATATACCAGGTATATCATTAGGAACGGCTAGATTTGATTCAATATCAGCATCAGTCTGCCATGGTACTGTTTTTAAATTTATCCAGTTTGATTTATTAACAACACTGCTATTCATTTTAAGTATATCATTCCAACTAATATCCTCTTGAGGAGTTTTGACTAATTTTTTTATCCTAACTACAGTTGTATTAGTTTTAAGTGGAGTTCCATTTGGGTCATTATCTGGAAATATAGATAATAATTCATCTACAGTTAAATTCACATCAGAAAGAGTAATAGCTTGATAAAAAAATTTATATATTTTTCCATTTTTTTCTAATAGTACACAAATGTACGGATGTGAATATAGATAATAATGGTCTACTACTAATTTCTTTGTGACGCCTCCTATTGTAACGTCTATAGCTAGGGATCTAACATCGGACGTTAGTGTTATAGATAATATGCGATAGTATCTTCCGTATATCCAATGATTTTTGTCATAATCATACTTACATAAATATCTATTAATATACGCTGGCTGATGTGTTGTATATACATATACGTTTTGATAAGACATATATGTATACAATTTCGATAAAGTTGACAGAGTATTATGATTATATTTATCTTTAATAGAATGTACAAATTTATCAACATTATTAAAATAATATTCTACATAATCTTTTTCAGACATAGATTCAGGTAATTTCTCTATATCCATTGGGTATACATTCAATAACTTATTTATATAATCTGTTATGTATTCTGTATATAGTTGACTATGTAGTTCGTTATGCCCTATTTTAGCATACATTCTATATGTAGTATCACCGTTATTTGTAATAGGAGCTTTATCATATCCGTCAGTACATATAGTCAGTATAAATGGCCAGTACGCTTCATTATTCATAATGACTTCAGCATCTAAAGAGTGATGCTTTGATTCATATAAATATTCATCGTCATACTTTTTCAAAGTACGATTTGTTGATTTAATGCTCCACGTGTTAACTTTACCTCTAAATTCACCTGATGTTGTATTACCAGGTGAATTATCATATCCAAATATACTGTTCTGTATAAAATACTGAAAAAGAGTATCCCTAAAAGTTAACATATCACCACGTACTAGAGTATAATAAGAACCACCATCTCCGTCACCAAACTGAGGAAATGGTGTAGTTACTGTATTTTTGACGCTAGGGAAACTCAAATCAACATATTCGTATGTTGTCGGAGATCTTAAATTAGTAGGAGCAACTCCCCATGAATAAGTGTCATTTGTAGCATTAGAAAAATACATATACTTATTTATTATTCTTGCACTTGTACGATATCCAACTACAAAATCAAACCATTCAGTATCCAATCTTTTTCCTTCAGGCCATTTAATCATATCTTTATTCACAACAGTTCCATATTTATATCTCTGTCTAAATTCTCCAAATTGTGTTGTATTACCTGGATTAGAGCCATCCAAGTAATGTATAATAACATCATAATAATCATATACTACTATAAATTTATTATATACATACTTTTGAATTTTATACTTTGGGTCAATGTACACGTATCCAGCTGGTAATAATTCTCCTACATCTGGTAATTTATCAAGTTGATTATATGTATGAGTGTATATAACTTCATCGTTAAACACTATATCAACTTTAGTAGTTCTTACTACTGGAGCATTATTATCATCTATTATTTTAGGAATAGGTCTAACGATACCATTTTCATTCTCCCAATTCCAGTATACATCGCCTCTTAATATTACTCTGTTTAAACGTTTTCCTTTATTATTCATACGCCACTCCTTAAAGTTACAGTGTAATTACTATGTTCTACTTTTGCAATATAACCAGCTTTCTTATCATTCTTATGCTGTGGTAAATCGTTTCCTTTGATTACTATATCAAACACTTTAGTAGTCATAGTACCATCTTCCATAGAATAAGTATGATGCCAATCCCCAGTGTATCTATTAACACATAGCATATTCTTCATTCCATCTCCCCAATCTACTGCATAAACAGTAGAGGGAGGCGTTATATATAAATCGTCATTTAAATCTATATTTACAGAACCAAGTTTATATACTCCATTAGAAGATTCTTCAACTGGGAATGCTATTTCCAATTTATATTTTACTATGTCTAGACTGGCATCATCTTCCACTCCTCCATACATAGCATAATCATATTTTTTGCTTTTTAAATGTGCACTCATTTTATCCTCCTAAATATATCCATATTATACTTTACTACTAAAGTCTTTTCTGGTATCTTATGAAACTTAGTTACAGTCTCAGTAGTATCTTCAGCATCGTCTGGATATTGATATTTGGCATTACTATCTATAAAGACAGCAGACTTAGTCATAGTCCTCCAATCATTCAAACTAGTAGGAGGTGTAGAATTATGGTTCCATAACTGAGGCGTCGTATGGTCGATTATAAAGGTCATATTAGACGTTTCAAGCATTTGCTGTAATCTATATCCACTAAACACTAAATCAAGCGGATTATAGCCTCTAGAAGCCTTAGAAGTGATATATGCGTTATCATACAGTATATTAGCATTAGCATCACTGCTTATATCTCTACTTCCAATATGTCTTTCATTATATCCATATCTTATTGCAAGAGTTTGATGAAGAACATTATCATCTGGAAGTATTTCAAATGGAACATTAACCCGTGCTTTATTAGGAACTGGGTCAAATAATTCTATAACATCATTAAGTTCTGTTATCTTATCGTTGTAATGTTTATTATCAGGACTAACCAAATTATAATCTATTTCTAAGTTATAGTTATATTCTATAGATTTATAAGACGGTGTAAATATAGATGCACATTGATTTTGCGTTACTAAATCTATATTATCCGAATTATATCTGATGTCATTTAAATCTACATATGTTCTAGAAAGTATATCTATATCATCTATAACTTCCATCCCATATTGATTGAAAGATATAACTTGGTTATCTCTGATTAATGGTTTATCTATAGGTTGTAATTTGTATCCACTGTGGTCTAATAATGTAAAATCAGCGAATACATTTTGTTTAGTTCCAAGATTAATTCTGCATAGTCCAAATAGTCTCTTTTGAGATAAATCTGGATATTTGAATAACGCTTTTGTAACAGAGAAACACGTATCAAGACTTCTGAAGATATCATTATTATCATGGATTACTTTGTTTCCATTCATATTATAATCTCCATATCCAAATGCAGATACTGGAACTGTCAAGTTAAGCGGTATTTCTACATCTTTTCTAGCAAAGATATCATTTGATAGATGTCCATTTACAAAAGGTTCTCCTTTATATATAGTATTATTTTCTGTAGAAGAAGAGAATTCATCTACGATTGCATAGAAATTAATTGGGTCTCTACAGATACGTCCGTGTATATGTTTATTTCCATTCGGGTCTTTCATTTCTGTAAAATCTGCAAGAACTATTTTAACATCTTGTACGTTCTTTATCCACATTTCATATAAATAATCTATATTTCTTTCTTTAGGAATATCATCATTAGCTCCCTTATAAGCTTCTTCTCTACCACTGTAATTATTTATATGTGTATTCTTGTCACTTCTGTCTACATCTGTAAAGTGTGATATATCTTTACCTACATAGAATTCCCAGAAATTCTTTGGGTCTATTACTAATATATCTATATCGTGGTCTTTGATTATTTTATAATCTATTGGATATAATATATTATTAATAAATAAAGCTGGGTATTTTTGAAGTGGATTGAATACAGGTATCATTATCTTTGGTAAATGAAACGTATGTTGTGGATATACTATTCCTATAGGAATTTTAGTCTTATTCATAACATAGAAGTATTCATCTGTTTTATTAGAAAGATTTATAAAGAAGTCCATTACTATTGGATATTCTGGGAAATCTCTGCTAATATTAATTCTATCTTGATATGATTTCATAAGAGCTATAAGTTGCTCTACAAGATATCTAAACTTCGTAATACTACTGTTAAAGTTTATCTTATCTTTCTTATTTACAAGATGTTTAGAATAATCAAATACATTCTTTAAACTCATTATAAGCTCATTAAAAGAATATTCTTTCAATCTAGTTACAAACATATTCCATCCATTATTTGTAGAGAATGCCTCTTTACAAAGCTTTTCAACATCTCTAAACCATAGCTTATTATAAACATATTTAAATTTATCTTTATTATCATCACTATGTCCATAATACTGTTTAATAAGTACATCGTATTTATTAAATCTTATCACTCTAGGAAATGTATTTTGAATTACTTTAAGTATGTTTATATCTTTCTTATACCCATAATCTATAAGTTCATCTACATCTAAGCACGGAGTTTGTATCATCCATTCATATAGTTTAGTAGTATTTATTCTATATTGAGATGTGTATTCAGATACCATAGGATTCTTTAATGTAGCTTTATAATACAAACTATCGGGTCTTTCAAAACTAGGTTTAGTATAAGGAAGTGTAAACATCACTATTCTTCTTATTTTATTATCCTTAGAGAATTTAACTGTATGTTTATCTACACGTTCTACATATTTACCTTTACTATTCATATAAAGATTTTCTACATGATAAGTTCCGTCTTTAAATAATACTAATGCTGTAGTACTGAATAATATATCTGGGTTTTGTACAAAGAATAGATTAAAGTCATTATTATACCACTTGGGTCTCATTTCCATATCTCTCCATCCGATGGTCATAAGTCCTGGGATATCTTCTTCTGAATCTGTATTAATCTTTGTGTAATCTACATCTATATAAGGTTGATTTATATAAATACAAGCACGTTCTTCAGTATCATCATCAGTCCATTTATTATCTTTATTCAAATACAAAGCATAACCTTTTTCTTCATCAGAAGTCATATTCCAATTACTAGTAACTCTATCTGTAAGAAAACCGTGACTTTTAATAGTAATAACATTTATAGTATTATTAGTCTTATTAAAATCAAATAACTTTTCCATATCAGGATTATTCTTATAGAAGTAATAGAACTTTCCATTATGATTATAATAGTATTCATATTCAGCAAGTTCTCTGTGAAGTTCAAATAGCTTTCCATTAATAATAACGATATTCTTTTTATCTGTATCATATTGATTTCTAGCTATTTGAATATCAGTATATTGCTTTAGTGGAATTGGATATATACTAAAAACATCAGGGAGTATTACAAATCTATCCGTATCTCTCTTTATTTTATCGTATATATTAAGTGTTTTTAAATCTTCTATAATATCCAAATGAAGTTCTGTATCTATATTAGACGTAAGAAAAACTTCACCTATCCAACTAGGGATAGCATTATTTAATATAGGCTTAGGCAAGTGATTTTCATAAGCATAATAAAAAATATTATCTTTTATTAATTGTTTATATGCTTGTAAATTTTCTCCTAAATACATATAGGTTCATCTCCTTTCTTTATTTTAAACAGGCGATTGTTTGGAATTTAAATAGATAAAAATTAGCTATATATTATATATATATAAAGTATATAAATAATATTATGGAGGTATAGATATGAAAAAAAGAAACTGTAACACAAATGCTTAGAAGAATTTATAGAGATATAGATTCTAAAAATACTAAAGGATATGGAAAAAATTTTATAGCTGACCTAGTGTTAGCTAGACCTGAGATTAATAAGCAGTTTAAGCTATTAACAGCTGCTGGTGTAGATTACAGCGATGAAATAGCTTACAAAGTTTTGGAAAACGTGGGGTTGAAAAAATACTTCTAACGTTTTCAAGTCCTGAGCATGACTTTAAACTGCTTTCTTTTTTTTTTTGTTTGACGTAAATAAATGTAATTACCCCAATAGAATTAACTATTAGGGTAACTATATATTATATTAATGTAGCAATAGAGTTTCATTCAAAACCTCATTCATTCAAATTCCGCAATAAATTTAATATAAATGGAGGTGATAGTATGAGTATATATTTACTAGACCCAGATACATTATCTGTGGACTTAAGTATTATTAAATGTAACTCTAACGATGAGTTGATTAATCTATTTTGTAATAACGCAGTTTATTATGAAAATGGATTACCTAAGTTAGATATGGCATTCATTCAGGCCTTTAAGAATAAGTACCCTGATATGTTTGATGCTATAATTAAACTAACTAAAACTAGAGTAGTCTAGTATAAATAAACTTTAAACCTCATTCTATTGCTACATTTTTTATTGTATTATTTTTTTAACAAATCACGAATGAAATCAGGTACGAATGATTCTAACGCTTCTCCTGGTTCTCCTGGTTCTTGAGTAGGTAAATCATCAGTAGTTACAGATCTCATATCATCAGGTTCATCTCCTGGCGTATCAGTTCCGATAGCATCCGCTTCTTCTTGCTTATTCATATCTGCAATCTTTTCTATTTGCGGAATAAATACAAGCTTTCTTAACTTTTCACATGCATCGTATACAAGACTTTCTGCATCTTCGCTATCTCCACTATTAAGAACATTCTTAACTATTTCCAATACTTCGATATAAGTTTCTTTTATGTTAAGATTTACACACATTCCACTTATAACTTTCATCATCTTAGAAAGTATACTGTATTCTGGTAATGCTTTATTATTCTTAATTTCCACTAAGTTCATTATACTTTCTCCAGCATACATCATTCTAGAGAAAGGTCTATAAGCACAGCTTTCTAAATTAGCGTATTTAGTTTGTGCTAATTCTTCTGATTTACCAGTGACGTCTGATATTACAGGTGCTACATAGAATATCTTAACTCCAAATAAGTTATCTACTTCGCATACATCTTCAGCCATTTGACATAATACTTTTACAGGCTCAAGTTTCATACTTTCAATAGTCTCATCTAAAGAAGTTGCATTCTTTACATAGAAAGGAACTATTGCAAGTAAAGACTTATATAACTCTATTGCAAGTAATTGAATACCTTCGTATAAGAAAGGATTTTCTGGAGTACCGCATATAGCAGTCATCTTTCTTTTATCTTCTATTACTTGTAAGAAGTTATTTGCTTTACGCATTATATCTGTATCTTTAAATACTACATTCAATATAGTATTAGCTGGCTGTATAAATTCATTATAATACGGAGCTTGTTTTACATCTCCTGTACGTTCTATTATTCCTTGATTATCTTTTTCAATCAATTCTATATTAGACACATACTGATTAGTATGCGTAGTAATAATTTTAACCATATTGATAGCATCTGCTTCACTAACTGTATCGTCAATGCTATTAACTGACTCATCCCATTGAGAATCTTCTTCATCTATATCATCGCCCATTCCAAATTTGTTAGGAATATCATCCATCGGATTTGGGTCTTTAAGTTCTACATTGTTAAAATCTGAACCCACTGCGTCATTAAGTTCATTATCAGCGTCAGGTAGCTCAGCATCCAAGTTAGATGGTTCATTTGAACTATCGGCACTATCTGGTGTATCGTCTTCTGCATTACCAAATCCTTCAAACTCTTCCTCATAATTTATTTCTTGTTCTTGTTTATCTGCTTCTTCTTCTGAAGCTTCTATTTCGTTCGATAAAGCTTCCATAGATATAAGAGTTTTACTGTAAGGCTTTACATAACTACATTCTACTCCATATCTTTCAGCTAATAAATCGTACATTTTGCTAGCGTATTTAGCCATTTACATTCCTCCTATCCGTAAACTTTATTAACTCTAACCATTTCTGAAAGTTGTTTTTCATAGTTAGATATTTCACTATTAAATTCTCCAGCAGTTCTAGTTACAAAATAACTATCTCTAGTCAATGCAGCTTGTATAGTGTCGGTATTTGTATCGTAAATACCTATACTCATTATTGGTAATTGTGCATATAATTTTTGTATAGTAGCACTGTTAGTTATAGTTACTCCTGCATCTAATAGCATATCTCTTGCAGTACCAGAAAGAAGTACACAAACGAAAGGTTTATTTATTCCCTCTATAGTGTTCATCATATCGTAAACGCTTTTATTAGCACGTTTAGTTATTTCTGGTCTTTTGCTATTGAATTTAAAGATATTCTTCATTCTAGTAAAGAATCCTATATCTTTAGCTTCTGGTTTTGGAAGAAGTCTCTTTACAAACATAGAAACTAATTCTACATTTGAAACTACTTTTGGTCTAACTTCTACTCCTATTGTAATTCTTTTTTCTGCTGCTCTTCCTTGTAAACTGTCTACTACTATAGCAATCTCTACATAAGTAGGAACTCCAGCTCTACTTTCTTTATAAACGATATCTGATGCTTCCATTCCTAAATCATATTTATCATCAAAATATTTATTTATATTTTTAATGTACGATTCTGTAAATACATCTATGGCACGTTTACCAGAATATTCTCTGTTGAAGAACCAATCTGATACTTCTTCTAGAGTTTGCATATCTTTCTTATACTTAACTTTATCATATGGCGTAAGTATAGGAATACTTCTGAATATGTCTCTAGCAGAACTGTCGAATCTAGATCTTTCTTTAATAGACAGAATAGATTTAATTGCAGCCGCATATACAACTTCTAGAGATTTACAGTAACTATTTCTTATTTCCATAGGCAAGTCTTCAGAAACTAAACATGGTAAAGTAATAATATTGTTTCCTATAAAACCTGTCTTTTTGTTTTCAATAGTATCTCTTATATCCCAGTATAAGTTGAATAATGGTCCGACTATTTGTGTCAACATAATCTTCACTCCTTTTATTATTTAATTTAAAACTTAACAGAACTATTGTTTTTATGTAATTTCAAATAAAAAAATAGAGGGAGATTGCTCTCCCAATACTTTTTTATTCTATCACAAGTTCTATTATCATCACTGGTGATGATGATGTACCGACACGCATAGTTCCATCTATATCGAAGAATAGTTGCATCATTGGTACTTTAGCTGGATATCCATTTGACGGATTTTTATTATCTAATTGAACTGTAGGTATTTTTAACAGTTTATTAGTATGTAAGAATTCTTTTCCTGTTATACCAAGTGCTGTATAATTTGCAAATTCTTTCATATGTTTAAAGTTATCTTTCATATGTATCCATCTTGTGAATATACGTTCTTTAGTCGCATATATAGAAGATTCATCTAATGTGTTAACTATAGGAGGGTCTTTAATCGGGTCTGAAATAAAGTATATATTCCATTTCGCCTTATTAAATTCTTCTACAGTCTTAGGGAATTTATCAGTAGTACTTAATCCGTGAGCAGAACGTAGTTCACGTATCTTTTCTGTAATAAATTCTACTATATTACTTCCATATATGTTTTTATCTGTATTAAACCAGTCTAAGTTATTTCTAGTATAATAACCGTCTTTTGCCGATGTTTGTGATAATACTCCTGTCCACATATACCATTCATACATCACTGCTTCGGGTAATGCTACTACTATATCAGATAGTTTCGCTTTTTTTCCATCTATATCCGTAAAGCTCAATAAAGAATTATTACGTAAGTTATCTACGTTATCTACCATAGGGATTATTTTGTCATAGTCAGTAGGCTCTATAATGTAAACCATAGGCCTCATATCTGGGAAATGTATTTGACTTGGTATTTCGTATTTAACATTAACTATAACTGTATCTTTATTTTCCTTTATTTCTATTGCATTATTAGGATATCTCACAATAGCTACTAATTTATCTATATCATAATCCACACTCCACGCATCTAATGGTCTAAAGAAAGAAGACAAGCTTCCAAGTAAACTTCTAGATGGGTCCCACACATATGTCATATGGTCTGGGAAGAATGTATTATCTTTAGTATCAAACATGTATCTCAATGCATGAAGTCTATTAAGCTCTTTCAATTCTGGGATATTATCATTCACTAAAGTTTTAAATGAATTTATATAGATTTTATCAGACGGATTAGGTGGAGCTGTTTCTGTAAACGTCCAAGATGTATTAGATATATCTAGCACTAATTTTTTTAACTCTACAAATACGTATTCCATTTTGAATACTATTGGAGAAGAGTTTTCTTTTAAGTATTCATCTGGATTTATTTGTATAGGTAAATCTAAAAAGGCTCTAGATAAATCTGTCTTAGAAGTTATATATGAGAAAGGCACTTCTTTATCAGCTTCTAACTTCATATCTTTAGCAGTAATATATCTGAATGTAGTCCATAACTTAGATGATATCAAGCAGTTGTCTGCTGTGTTATCTGAATATAATTCGTTTCCTTTACTAAAAGTAGTGTTAAAATAACTTATCATAAACTCTGGTAAAGTCTTTACACGTTTAAGATAAGTACTATCCTTAATCATATTAGTAATCTTTTCAGGATGTTTCAATATAAATTCCTTAAGTCTCAAATGGAAATCTATAGGAATTCCTTCAGGATACACTTCAGAGAACTTTTGATTAGGTCTTATTCTATTAGTTTCATAATAATAAAACCATAAGTCTCTTAAGTTTATAGCTACTATATTATCATCATCGTCTTTATCCCATTTGATTCTTATAATATCTTCATCTCTATATGGGTTCATATATTCTGATTTCTCTGGAGTTTCTATAGCTAAGTATAATTCAAAGCTTCTATTAGTTCCAGGAAATAATATATTTAAATCCACATTATGACTTAAATCAAAGAACTCTGGGTCTAAATCCTTTATTTGATATTCTGGATTATATATGATTCTACTATCGACTGTACGCTGTTTATTTCTATATACATTTAGATATTTAGAAATATTATACCAAGTTTCTTTAGCGTCTTCCACATAAACGTTATTATTATTCATAACGTGATAAAATACCATATTATCAGAGAATATGAAAGCATTTTCATTATTAGCTTCTGAAGATATAATTGCAGACTTAGGTATAGTTTTATTTATAGCAGCACTTATATCCGCTCCTAAGAACTTATAATATGCGTATTCAGATGTAAAGTATTTATAATCAGGGTGATTATTTCTTTTAAGTTTCTTAGCTATTTTAGTTATTAAAGAAGTAATAATTGGGTCTGCTATAACTCTTTCATCTATTTGAAGTCCTTTTACAACACTCACTTGATCTTCTATACGACTAGCATTTTTATCTACAGGAATAGCTTTATCCCAATGGAATCTAGCAATATACGATTTAGTAGGTATAGTATATATAGTAAACTCTTTACTTTCTCTAGCAAAGACTTTATCCACGTTTATATTAAAGTTATTATCCATATTATACTTATAGTTATAAACATAACGTTCGTCATCAGATAAGAACATATAATTTCTACGCATAAAGAAACTATCTCTAGGAAGTCCTGTAAATCCATCGTATGTTTTATTTACATCATAAGTAGCACTTACATTATCATCAAGATGATTAGATGGGTCAAATTCAGTCATATTAAATATATCATTAAGTATTCCTTGGTCTGATACATCTGTATCGTCTGGGATATATTCGTTTAAGAATGCTATTAGATGATAAAGCTTTAATTCTCCTATTTTTGTATATTCTGGGATTCTAAGAGAAGTATTTACAGTATTGTGCATAGTATTCCATAAGTTAAATAGATTAATATTTCTCATATATTTAACTCTATTATTTTCTTCATCATATCCCCAATCTATAGTAAGAGTTATAGCATCTTCCATATTATAAGGATTTCCTTTATATTCTGTATCTTTATCTTCCCACATAGGATATATTACTATAGTTCCATTATATGTAGTAAGAACTTCCCATTCTAAACGTTCTAATAGAATAGTATAAGGAGAAGTACTTATCTTTCTAGGAGTAGTTCTAACTTTACGTCCCTCTGCTGTATAATGAACACTAATATAAATAAATGGAATATACTCTATGATGTTTGAAGCTACCGTTAACTTCTGTCTAAGTACAGGTTTAATTCCCTCTATATTCTTATACTGTTCATCATATAATATATTTATATTATTATGAATATGTTCTAATACAGCTCCTACTCTAATTACTTTCATAGAATAATCTATAAAGTTACTATCTATTTTAATAGGTAATTCTATAGATGCTTTTGTATTAGTGTTTACAGTTCCACTTTTAACAGTATTATAAGCAACTGCTATATTAAATATTCCATCTCCTTTTTTCTCTTCTGTAATTGGAGCTGGCATTCTTCTGAATGATATTTCTCTTGTAACGTGCTTAGGATTAAAGTTACTTCTAAGTGGTTTGATAAGGTCGCTTTCTCTTTTAATAGTATTTCTATTAGCTAAGATATGACTATCATCATCGTGTACTATTCTTACATTATCTGTATAGAATCTAGGAAATACTGTTATAGTATCCATTTCATCTAAAGGTCCAAACTTAGTATTAACTCCATAATGCCATTTAATACCTGGGTATAATCCTTCAGCCACATATCCTTTATCAGCATCTATAACTACATCTATAGCTTTAAACATAAGCATCATATCCAATGTTGGATTTAATTCAGACATTTCTTTTATATCTTTTTTATTATTATGTATATCATTCTTATAAGTTTCTACTATAGTATTATA